GCGAACTTGGCCCGCGCGGACTTGGCCGGCGCTCGGAACGTCCCAGCTTCACTGAAAGACCACGTCGATCCGACCACGCCATACGTGCGCAAGTCGACGCCGGACACGCGGCAGGCGCGCGCGCAGCGCTACCGCGAAGCGCACCCAGAGGTGCCTGTTGTCGAGAATCTTGACGCCAAGATACTAGAAGCCGTCACGACGGGCGGCGGTCACTTGGACATGTCGACGTGGCATGTCTGCGAGACGACGCACTGCCGCGGTGGCTGGACGGTTCATCTCGCGGGGAAGGCAGGCTACGAGCTGGAGGCTAAGCTCGGCGGGACCGAATCGGCCGCGCGTGTCATCTACCGCGCCTCAACAGGTCGTGTGCCGCATTTCTACGCGACGAATGAGCATGCACTCGAAGACATCCGTCGCTGTGCCGCGGAAGACGGGAGCGTGTAATGGCAAGATCGAAGCTGACGGTGAAGGCGTCCGACACGCTGGTCGCGGCGTTCGTCGACGACGGGCAGGGACCGCGGGTCGTGCTCGCTCCGGTCGAGCGCGGGTTCTTCGGCGACCGCATGGGGCACACGGTCGTCATCGGCACCAGCCGCGACGAGGTCCGGGGCGTCATCCGCGCGCTGGCCGCGTGCCTCGAAGAGATGCCGGGCGCTGCGGTCGTCAGCCCGAGCGACGATCGCACCAAGCGAGTCACGTCGCTATGAAAGAGATCGCGCTGTCTCAAGGCAAGGCCGCTCTGGTCGACGACGCGGACTTCGAATGGCTGTCGCAGTGGAAGTGGAGAGCGATTCAGCCGGAAAAACGGATCGAATGTTGGTACGCCGTACGCTATGAGGGTGCGAGGCCGAAGAGAGAAACGGTTTACATGCATCGTCAGATCGTGGGAGCGCCAGTCGGCGCTCAGGTCGACCACAAGAGCAGGGATGGTCTCGACAACCGCAGGGAGAATCTGCGGATCGCCACGCGATCACAGAATATGGCCAATCAGCCCATTAGCCCGAAAAATACGTCTGGCTATAAAGGCGTTGCAATGCATCACACCGGCAAGTGGCAGGCCTACATCAAAGTGGATCAGCGGATACGATGGCTCGGGTCGTTTACAGATCCGCGTGTGGCCGCCCGGGCCTATGACTTCGCCGCCATGGCCCACTTCGGCGAGTTCGCCAGGCTCAACTTCCCACGACAGGGCACGGAGACCGCACAATGAATGGATCGCCACTGAGCCCAGTTGGAGATTGGGTGATCGCAATCTGCGCAGGCAAAGACCTGATCGGGCAACCGCACTACGCCGGGCGACCGCTTCGCTCCGTCGGTGGAAGCGTCGTCGGGCGCTCGACGGACCCAGGCCGCATCGTCTCGCTCTCCCCCGTCTTCGAGCTGCAAATCAAGATCGAAGTCCTGCAGGTCATGGACGCCAGAACGCGCCAGGCCGCGCGCGATCCCCAGGGTAATCCCATGCTTCAGCAACGCGCTCAGTACAGCGCGGTCCCGGTCCTGCTACTCGCGTCGCTGGCCAGCATCGACCTGCCCGAAGGCGCCATCCTCATCGAGGTGACGTCGCTGTCTCCCGAGGACCGAAAGCGCATGGCCTCATGCGTTGCGCAAGCCGAGGGGATGCAGGCGAACATGCGCGCGGCCGAGACCAACCTCACGCTCGTGTCGAGCCTGCCGGCCGGGATGCCGAAGCCGCCGGGGCTGCCGTGAGAGCGATCGACATCACGGCGCCCGATCCAGACTGCGCCCACGAGTGGAAATTGCAGAGCGGGAACGAGTACGTGTGCCAGCGATGCGGCATGCTCGGCTCGATGGGACAAGACGACCCCATCAAGCTCGGCGTGTGCCGAGATGCGGCTGGCGCGCTCCGAGTGGGACTCGAGATCACGAACGGGAAAAGCCGCGTGGCCATATGCCTAACGGAACCGGCAACGCGCGAAATCGCCAAGTCGTTCGTGGTCGCAGCCGACAAGCTCAAAGAACTGATCGCGAAGGAAGTGTCATGACCTACGCCGAGAAGGTTCAGTTCTTCCGCGACGCCTTCGAGGGCGTGCCGCTCGCGGAGTTCGACGGGCCGGAGGCGTTCGCCATGTTCCGCAAGATGTCGGTGCACGCGTGCCGGGTCGCCGAGTTTCCGTACGACGAAGAGTGGCCGCTCGCGGCGCTGGAGGTTCTCTGCGAGGAATCGCCGGCCGCGAAGGAGTACTACGGGCGGACCAAGGAGCATATCTCATGAGCGAAGAACAGCAGCCGCGTAACCGCCACGAGCGCAGGGCCGCAGACGCGTACCAGCTGTCACGGCGACAGCGGGCCGGCATCGAGAGGCGAACCCAAGCGACGCTGCTCGACCTCTTCATCGTGAGCAACCGTGCGCTTAAAGCGCGGCTGCTCAAGATCGAAACGCGTGGCCTGCCCGCGTTCACCGGAACGGTGGCGTGGGACATCATCCGAACGAGACGCAAGGCCGTCGCGGAGCAGATGCCGTGAGCGACACCGAGCAAACGCTCAAGCTTCTCATCGACCTTCTCCGCGCCAAGGTCGTCGACTTCAATTCGGAGCCGCCGCTCGAGTGGGACGCGGATGGCCACGAGGTCACGTGGAAGACGCACGAGGGCGTGGCGTGGCATCAGACGCTGACGCTCACGCCGTACGATGCGGACGCGCGTCGTCAGTGCAAGGTCATGGCGCTCACGGGCTGGATCCGCGAGATGGGGACGCACGTGCGGCTTGGGCGAATTACGGGCGTCGAAGTCTTGCTCGACAAGAGCATGGACGCGGCAGAGCGATTGATGCGCGACGGCGTCATCACGGGCGAGGCGAGACTCAGCATCGGTGAGCTGTTCGCGGGCGCGGACGTCGACGCCAACGCCGAAGTAACCGAGCGACACGCCATCCGTGCCAAGGCCCAGGCGGAGCACGTCAAGGCAAGTAGCGAAGCGCTGACCGAGGCGCTCGCTCCGGTGGCCGCCGAGTTCGCGGCCAAGCACGGACTAGAAGCGCCGTCGCTGAGCTTCGAGCAGAGGCCATGCCCACCGGGCAGCTACGCGGGCTCGTTCGACTATTCGAACATCCCGAGAGGCGAAGCGCTGCCGCGAGAGAACTTCGAGCGAGCGGTGCGAGAGATGCGTGAGCAGGCGGACGGCTTGCCGCTCTTCGGTCCGCCCGTTCATGTCGATCCCGCGGCCATACGCGCCCGAGCCAACGCCGCGCGTCCAGCGCCGTGGATCCACGAGTACTTCCACGGCACCGTCATGCTGCCGGGCGCGATCGGCGAGCCGTTCGGTTGCGAGTCGACGCGCGACGACATGGTCTTCATCGGCTACGCCCGCGAGGATGTGCCGCAGCTACTCGACGTCATCGACGTGCTCGCGCGGCTGCTGCTCAACCCGGGACACGAGATCGAATACGAGGGCGAGCGCGTCTTCACGTACCGACCGGGCGAGGTCATCGAGGCGCTCGCGGCGCTCGGGCTCGACACGGTCGAGAAGCGGGACGCAGCGCGGAGCAAGCTGTCGTGGTCGGGGGGCGGGAGTCTTGGGACAACGGACACGAAACCTGTAGGAGGATAGACGAATGGCAACGAAAGCAATCGAACTCGGCGACACGGCGAAGGACACAATCTCGGGCTTCACCGGAGTCGTCACGGCAGATCTCGTGTACCTCAACGGCTGCCATCGGGTCGCGCTCTCGCCACCGATCGCGAAAGACGGAACGTTCAAGCAGACGGAGTACTTCGACGTCGAGCAATGCGCGGTCGTCAAGAAGGGCACGCACAAGCGGCTAGACCCGGGCGGCGGACCGATGGAGAAACCGAACCGGCTTCCGAATCCGATGCCGCGACCTGGGCCTGTACCGCGGTGATCGTCGCGTCTCTCATCGGAGCGGCGGCACTCGTCTGGGTGTCGTCGCTCGTCTTCGCCAACGGTGTACTCAAGCGGCAGGCCATCATCGAGAAGGACCCGCGCCTCGACTTGCTACAGAAGACGCACGACCAGTATCTGCACGTCGGGATGTACTCGTCGGCGGTCGAGGTCAAGAAGGAAATTGTCGCGATCATGGGAGAGCAGCGGTGAGCCCTAAGCGTTTCAACCTCGCGTCGGTCGACTGGGTGGGTGTAACCGTCTACGGCGTGCTTCTCCTATCGATTGCGGCGTGCCTCTACGGCGCCTGCCAGGACCCGCCGCGATGAATCACATTTTATGCGACGAGTGCGTACTCGCGGTGTTCCGCGATGCCGTGCCAGGCGAAAAGACGTGCACGCACGGCTGCTACAACGCGAAGTGTATCCGGTGCGGAAAGCAGAACCGGAGCACGCTCATGCATCCAATCCCCGAAGAGACGTTGATGCACTGCTTCGGCGGCGTGGACGGAAATCCGTACGACGCGGACCCGCAAGCGAAAACCGCTCGCTCGCGGTGGGCGGAGAAGTTTGGAGAGACCGAGCACAAGACGCGGTGCTACTTCCGCGCGACCGTGCACCTCTTCGATCGCGAGAAAGTGGGACTTGAGAAGCGAGAGCTTCGCTGCGAACTGGAGCGCGGCCATTCTGGATACTGCGAGCTGAGCTTCCCGAATGAGCCGGAGTACGGCTACTCACAAGGCAAGCGATACGTGTGGGACGGACGCGGCGACTACTTACGTGAGCACGGTGCGCGGAGCCTGGACACGTGACGCCGCTCGTCTTCACCGTCGACGGTCCGCCGCAAGGCAAGCAGCGCCCGCGACTCGGCAAGGGCGGCAACATCTACACGCCCGCCGAGACGCGCGCCTACGAGCGCCGCGTCAAGGTGCTCGCGCTGCAGGCCGTCCGCTCGCACGAGTCGTGGCCCATGGCGACGAGCCTGCCGGTGCGCGTGACCCTGCGACTATTCTTCGAGAACAGCCGCAGGCACGACGCGGACAACGTCGCGAAGGCTATTTTGGACGCGGGCAACGGGGTCGTGTGGAAGGACGACGATCAGGTCGCGGAGCTTCACGTCTACAAGTGCCTCGATGCGGAGAAGCCGCGGGTCGAGGTGAGCGTCGAACTGGGGGCGTTCTGAGATGACCGACGACCAACTGACCTGCCGCTGCGGCCAACCGCTGCCGACGTTCTCGCTCACGAACACGCACGGGCCGCGGTTCACGTGCGGGTGCGGGCGCCAGTATGGTCCGCCGGACATCAACGTCGGCGTGCTACTCGATCGCGTGGACGCGCTGCAGGCTCGGGTCGAGGCGCTCGAGGCGAAGAATGAGGAGCACAAGCTGTGAAAGTCCTCGTCACCGGCTCGCGCAAGTGGACCAACTGCGATCTCATTCGCGCCGAGCTAAAAGCGTGGGCCGCAATCGACCCTCAGCTCATCGTGGTCCACGGCGCGTGTCGAGGCGCCGACGCGATCGCGGGCTCGATTGCGAAAGAGCTGGGGCTCACCGTGCGCGAGTACCCGGGCGACTGGCTTCGCTACGGACTCGCAGCGGGGCCCATTCGCAATAGCGAGCTTCTCAAAGCGGAGCACACCGACTGCGACGTCAAGATCGATCTCTGCCTCGCGTTCGGCGACGGGCCTGGCACGCGCGACATGACGCGCAAGGCGTTCTCGAAGGGGATCCGAATCGTGGAGATACACGAGGTATGAGCATCCCGACGCGCCTGGACATCGCCGCCGAGTTCATTCGTCAGTTCCCGCGCTGCCGGCTGACCTACGACGAGCACGTCTTCTTGCAGATGATCCACGTCGCTCGCTCGAACGGCGTCGGCTACGGCTGGATGCGCCAGGCCATCGGGCTCGCTTGGAAGCTCGACGACCCGGTCGGCTACATCGACGACGAGCGCCTCATCGCTCTCTCGAAACTGATTGAAAAGGACGGCGACGAAGCGTAAAGAATCAGGCACGCTCGATAGGAGGGCACGATGACAGAACGGACGAACGGGCAGCGACTAAGCCCGGATCAACAGGCTGACCTTACTTGGTACTTTTGCGAAGCCGAGGCTGCGCTTGGGGTGAGGTCGAGCCTGGGTGCCCAGATCAACATGCTCCAATCACGCGCGATGCCGGAGCGCAGCCTGGCCGAAGCGCATGCCGCGTGGGACGTGTGGGACGTTCCGCTGGCGGGGCCGCAGGACGCCAAGGCGCGCAAGTGGGCCAGGGCGGACGCGGAACTTCGAGCCGTGTGGCAAACGCTGGCCGTGTCGGGCGCCTCGCAGGGCGATTGCACGAGGTACGGCATCGCGTTCGATGACGTGCGCCACGGCGACGAGCAGGGGCTCGGCCTGGACTTCGTGACGTACGAACCGGACTGGACGCGGATAGCGGGAGGCGCCGCGCAGGTTCGGCAACGGAGTCGTAGGGTGTGGGGCGCGCTACGCACGATGAAAGAGAAGCCAGGTGGCCTTCGGCACGAACTGGTCTTGTTTCGAATTTACGGGCCAAAGATTGCGGTGCTTCAAGAGAGCAAGATGGTCGCGAAGAACGAGCGCGAAAACTTCGAACTTGTGCCGCTGTTTGAGTACTGCGGCGAAATCACGAGGCGCTTCGATGGTACAAGTGATCGTCGGCGCGTGCTCGAGTTGGCCCTGCGAAAGCCCACGGAAGCGCTCAAGCGTGTGCTACGCGAGCAAGCGAAAGAGCTTTTGGCACACGCGTCGGTGGCCTATTCCGCAGCCGCGGAGTCCGCGATAGTCGAATTGAGAGACAAGAAACGATCGCGCGTGATTCGACTCATGGCGGCTGCGTAAGGAATCATGGCTGCGCGGGGCCAGGCTAGGCTCAGCAAGGCATCGTGGGTCAACGCAAGGCGTGGGAACGTCACGAGGAGAAGCCTATAGGAGGGCAAGACATCGCTTGTCTCGGCAACACCAGGCATCGCACGTCCCGACGCAGCTCAGTAAGTCTAGTCAACGCAAGGCAAGAGGCTTCGGCCTAGAATGAATCGCAAGTGAGTAAGTCAGCAGCACTCAAACTCCCGACCGGGCTCGCGAGGTCAGTCTCGATGTTCGGGCTGGCTGGGCGCGTCGCGAAGGTCACTGGGCAGACGCAGTCCGCTTGCTACAAAAGAATCCGCAGACAGCTAATCAAGTGGCTCGGTCAAGACGTCGCAGAAGGGCACCCGCCGTGGATGTACCGGCAGCCTGGGCGGGCGCGCAATATCGCTTGGCGAATCAACTTGCCAGCGTTGCGAAAATGCCATCCGACATTTTTCGAGGACATCTCTCCCAAAGAGATTGAGGACCGCGTCGAAGTTCTCGAAGCTCAGGTCGTCGAACTCGAGTGGGCACGCGACGCGATGGCGGAGGAGATCGGAAAGCTTCGCGGTCAGGTGGCGATCGCGCGGAGGGCGAGCGGATGAGCGTCGCCGAGTGGAAGCGCTACGGCCGAGTCGGCGGCACCACGCACGCCGCGCATCTCTTCGAATGGGCGAAGCAGCTCTGCACGGTGAAGCACTCTTTCTTCGCGGCCAAGAGCAAGACGGAGCAGGCGAAGTTCAAGCCGGCGCATCCGGCGGGGCTCCACCCTTCCGGGCTTCCGTTCGGGCACATCTGTCCGAGGTGTCTCAAGCTCTGGGAAGCGCGGAGGAGAGAAGCGTGATCGACGATTCGACAGCAGCGCTCGCCGCAGCGTGGACTCTCGTCTGCGGCATCGTCGTCGGCTGGATCTTCCGAGGCGCCGAGGAGCGAAGGCGTGCGGTGGCGAGACTCGAGGCGATCGCAGCGGAGCGGTACGGGTGGGAATGCGTCGAGTCGAAGTTTCGCTGGGTCCGCATGCGCCAGCCGCCGACTCGTCCAGCGCTTCCGGGCGAGACGGACCCGCCAGTGATCGCTGACTCAGGAGCAACCAGTCAACGAAAATCGCGCGGCTGAGTTCTAAGTGCGCGACTTCTATGCGTTCCGTCGTGACTGCAAGCCTTGACGGAAATAGAACTGAGCCGTCACATTGCGCAACTTACAGTGTATTACCAATCTACGTAGTGTAGCGTCACTTCAGTTGGCCACTGTTGGACGTACTTGACCATATCCTACATGAAGTGTTTAGGAGTCTCGCAGTGGCCGCTTCGTCTGGGCCCTCCTACAACTCGTCGCTTCGACCGCGCGGGCTCCGCTAACGTTGACGCAACCTGACGCACTGCGTAGGTTCCACGTGACAACACGTCTCATCCGTAAGTGCCAGCCAAGAAGCGCAGACCACCCACAACCACAGCCCACGCCGCCAAGCGCGAGAGCGTCCTCTCCCGCCTTCTCGGCTTCGAGCCGCTGGCCGACATCGCCGCCTCCGAGCGCGCCACACCGGCGGCCATCAGCGACCGGATGAAGGTCGAGCTTGCGGCGGTCGTCCTGGCCCCGGCCGAGTTCGAGCACTTGCGGGCCATCGAGACGCTTCGGCTCGACCGCTACCGGCGGGCGCTCGATAGCTTGGCCATGACGGGCGACGCGCAGGCCGTGCGGGTCTGCATCGACGCCTCTAAGGCCGTTCTCGCCTGGGCGCAAGCCGGGCAGGCGGTCAAGGTCGAGCACTCGGGCACCCTGAAGCACCTGAACGTTGACGCCACCAAACTCAGCGACGCCGAACTTCGAGACCTTGCGGCAGGCGCTTGGCCCCAGGCCCCCGAGGGAGCTATCGGCGGCGGCGGAGTTGGAGCGGCGCCGGAGACTGAGAGCGGCGGGGCTCCTTGACTTCGTTCCGATGCTGTCGCCGGAGTACGATAGCCCGCGGCACCTAAGGCCGCTGACGTTTCAGCTCGAGCGGGCGCTCCGAGAGTCGGTCCGGTTTCTCTTCAGCGTTCCGCCGCAGCACGCCAAGACCTCGACGCTCGCGAGCGGCATCGTCTGGACGATGCTCCGCGACCCTACGCGGTCGCACATCTACGTCACCTACCAGACCAAGCGGACGCGCGAAGTCAGTATCCTGACCCGGAAGCTCGCGGAGCGCGCTGGGCTCCGGCCGGAAGGGACGCAAGACCTCTGGCGGCTGCCTGAGGGCGGCCAGATCAGCTTCACCTCGTTCGAGGGGCAGCTCGGCGGGACTCCCGCATCGGGGCTCATCATCGTCGACGACCCGCACAAAAACCGGGGCGAGGCGGAGTCGTCGATCGTCCGCGAGCACGTCTGGAGCGAGTTCAAGTCCTCGGTCATGACGCGTATGCACAATACGACGTCGGTGATAGTCGTTCACACACGCTGGACGCTCGACGACCTCATCGCGCGGCTCGAGAAGCAGCCGGACCCGATCGACCCGGAGCGCAAGCTCTGGACCTACAAGAACCTGCCGGCCATCAACGAGGCGGGCGAGCTTCTATGGCCGGAGCACAAGTCGCATCGACTCATCGAGGAAGCTCGGGCGCGCGGCGAGTACGATTGGTGGTCGCTCTACATGGGCGAGCCGCGTCCGCCGGGTGGGACAGTCTTTCGAGACGTCCAATACTACGACGAGCTTCCGAAGACGTACCGCGTAGCATTCGGCCTGGACCTCGCCTACACGGCGACTGCTAGATCGGACTATTCGTGCGCGGTTGTGCTCGCCGAAAGCGGCGGCAACTACTACGTGCTCGACGTCAAGCGTGATAGATGCGCGCCGTATGAGTTCGCCCCGAAGCTTCGCGAGATTCACGCGATGTACCCCGGCGCGCAAGGCCTCTGGCATACCAGCTCGACCGAGACGGGCACGGCCGACCTGATGCGCAAGGAGATGGGCTTTCACGTTCGCAGCGAGATTGCGAAGGGGAAAGGCTACCAGCGCGCGCAGCCGGTCGCAGCGGCGTGGAATCCGCGCGAAGGCAAGCCGGGCCGAGTATTTCTACCGCGCGACAAGCCATGGGTGTCCGAGTTCGTGACCGAGATCCTCAACTTCACCGGAGACGAGCGTCAGCACGATGACCAAGTGGTAGCGTTGGCGAGCGCGTTCACGCAGCTCGGGAGCACGGTGACGGAAGTGCCCCGCGCCTTCCCAACCAAGTTCACCAAGCAAGTCGGGGGCGGTCCCGTGTTTCCGCAGGGCGACAAGGGCGGCGGGTTCGTATGGTGATGCCGACAACGTGCTCGTGCGGTCGCCACTTCTGGCACGACGTCATGCGAGTCTACGTCGCGCGCCTCTCGTCGGGCCTGGTCATCCTCAAGGCGCACGCGTGGCCGGTCTGCGTGCAGCAGCTCGACGCCGAGCGTCTGGCGCGGAGCGAAGAGGACACGCGACCAGACCTCGACGTCGTCAAGTGATCCCGAGGCGCCCTCATCCCAGCGACACTCCGAGCCGCCAGCCCGTCCTCGACTGGGTGCGAGCCAACGCGCCAGACCTTCGCCTCGGCAAGAAGCTGGAGGGCGATCACCGGGTCTGCTTCGCGCGCTTCACGTTCGCCGGAGTCGTCTACGAGTTTCGTGCGAGCGGCGAGGACTACGCGAACCCGGACGACGAGATCGTGCGGATGTGCGAAGCCGCGCAGCGCAAGGCCATGAAGCTCAAGTCGCCGCCGGGGCGCGTGCAGGGTCCTGGCCTCGAGCAGGCGATCATCGCCGCCGAGCTGGCCGGCGACCCGGGCGAGGTCGCGGCGCTCACGCAAGAACTCATGACAGGCAGGCCGCGCGAGGAGTCGCGCTTTCAACGCATTCCCACCAAGTGGGGCACACGGACCGTATGACGACCGAACGAGAAGACAAGCGAAAGCCTCGAGTCCCCCAAAGCCGAGTCGGCAGACGCCAGGCCCCGTCGCCCGTCGTGATCGTCCGCCGACGCTACACGGGCGCAGCCGGCGCAAGCATCGGAGACTTGCCAGACCGCGAAGCCTTCGACCGAGGGAGCCGCGTCACCAAGTGAGCCAGCCGAGCGCGCAGGCGGAGCAAGACTTCGTCGAATGGGCGACACTCTGGCCGCTCGACAAACCCGAGCCGAGGGTCGAGCACGGGACTCGCTGGCGCTACTTCCGCAGCTTCTACAACGGGCCAACGCTCATCGGCGTCTTGCTCGGGTCGCGCTGGGAGCCGTGGCTCGCGAAGTACGTGATATGACCTCCGACCGCAAGCTCGCGCTCATCAAGCGCCATGCGCCAACCTTCGTTCTCACCGAGTTCATTCACGGCGGGCAGCGCGGATGGTGCGCCACCGTGAAGGTCGGCGGCAAGCTCTTGAATCTCTCGGAGGTCGGGGCCCCCAAGTTTTTCAACATGATTCGCGACAACATCATCCAAGCCTGCTTCGAGGACGACCGAATCGTGCCGCGCCACGCGAGGCTTAGCGCCTGATGCCGAGGCCCGAGTTCTTCAAGTCCTCGCAGTTCACTGGCACAACGCCGGTACGATTCGACGGAGCCCCGGGCGGTCCGTTCGCGGGGGACACGAAGTGGCGTGGGGTCAAGGACTTCCAACATTCGACTTTGTGTCGTGCATTTTCCTTGTCGCAGTCGGCCTTCTTTTTTGACTTGCCAAGCACGGTGCGCGGCATCGGCTCTAGCAGTGGAGCCCACTCTAGCACGCGTCGCCTCATCAACGGCTACGTCATGATGGCAGGACGCGACACGCCAGTGGGCAAACTCACCATCATCACCGGCGCGGACAAGTTTCGCGATGGGGATCCGCTGAGCGAGCGCGAGTTCTTCGACCTTTCGACGAGCTGATGGCCGAGACAAGCGACATTCCCGATCACGTTGTGCGGATGATTGAGCAGCTGACCGCCATCATCACGGACAGCACGGCGCCAAACGTCACACGCGGCTACGCAATGCGAGACCTCGCGCGGCTCTGCGAGAGCCACTGCCCGCATCTCGAGCTAGTCGCCACCGAGCGGCAACGATTCGCGGAGGCTCTGGGTAAGCTCGGCGCCGAGCGCGCGCTCCCTTACGAGCCCGCCACCGCACCAACGATAGTTCCTTCAGGCAGTGACGAGGCAGGCACGCGATAAACCGCGGCCCGCCCACCTGGGCCGCTCCAGGGAGACACTCGAATGAACGCAGCATCGATCGCCGCAGCGAACAAGCACAACGCGACGCAGTTTCTCACCAAGTACGGATGCATCGCGGCGCGTATCGGCACAGACCACATGATCAAGCTCCGCGTCGATTGGACGACCGAGCAAGGTCGCATGGTGCGCAAGGGCACGAACGTCCAGCTCTCGTGCCAGGACATCACGCGGCACCCCGAGCTGACCAAGGCGCCCGGTGTCGTCAAGTGGCACTGCGTCTACTGCCGGCAGGACTGGGATACGAAAGAGGAGCTTCTCGCTTCTCACCCGGACAACCGCATCCTCGCCAAGCAAAACGAGACGCACCTCTACTACGCGACGGCGCAGCGGGCGGCAGCACCGGGCAAGGCGGCCAAGATGGACGGCAACAAGGTCGTCGCCGAGGCGGTCGAGCCGACGGAAAGCGTGGCCATGTTGCTCTCGGATGAAGAGTAGACGAAAGGCATAAAGCCCGAGGGGCTAGCTAGATGGCAAACCCCACGAACGGAGGCGGCTGGAACAACGGCCCTCAGCCTAGCAACGGCCAGACGGGCGTCTTGCGCGGCGCGGGCGGCAACACGCTTTACGACCAGTTCGGTAACTGGCTGCCGCCGACCAACGATCCCGCGTTTCAGCCGCCTGGCAATCCGCTCCGTGACGTAGGGGCGGCCAAGGCCCGCGCTCGCGTCATCAACCGCGAGATCCCCGACGTCGTCGTCGAGACGGGCTGGAGCCCGGGGACGATTCGCGCGGCGCTGATGGATCTGGTCGTCGGTCTTTTCGACCGGCCGAGCCAGCTGCACGAAAGCATCATGTCCGACTCGCGCGTGCAAAGCGCGATGAAGTCGCGAAGCGGCGGCCTTCTCGGTCGCGCCATCCGGTTCAAGATCCCCAAGCGGTTCAAGGACGACGACCGCGCGATCGAATGCCACGCGGCGTGGGAGCGGCACTGGCCCTCGATGCACGCGGAGCCAGCACTCCTGCAGATGCTCGAGACCGCGCACTCGCTCGGCTTCTCCTACTCGCAGATTCTCTGGGACACGAGCCGGCGCATCTGGAAGCCGTATCTCGTCCCGTTCAACGCGCGCTACTGCTACTACCACTGGACGCTCCGCACGCACGTCGCGGTCACGCTCGACGGGCAGCTTCCCATCACGGGTGGCGACGCGCACTGGGTCCTGCACGCTCCTTACGGGAGCTACCGCGGCTGGATGTTCGGGGCGCTGCGGTCGATCGCGCAGTGGTACCTCGCGCGCAACTACGCCCTTCGCGACTGGGCCCGCTACTGCGAGCGCCACGGCTTCCCCATCCCACTCGCCGACACGCCGTTCGGCGCAGACCCGCAAGACATCGCGGCCTACCAGGCGCAGCTCGCCAACCTCGGACAAGAGTCCGTCATGCAGCTGCCGGGTTCGGTCGACGTCAACAAGTACGGCAAGTACGACCTACGCTACCTCGAGCCGACCGACGACAACTGGCAGGCGTTCAAGGCGCTCATCGAGCAGTGCAACGATGAGATCACGCTCTCGCTTCTCGCGCAAAACCTCACGACGCAAGTCAAAGAGGGAAGCTTCGCGGCCGCGCGCGTGCACGCCGACGTGCGCCAGGCGCTGCTGGAGGCCGACGCGAGGGCGCTCGCCAAGACGCTCTACGTTCAGGTCGCGCGCCCGTTCGCGGCCATCAACTTCGGCGACGCGAACCTCGCGCCCGAGATCACGTGGGACGTCCGGCCGCCCGAAGACCTCAAGACGAAGGCCGAGACCGCCGAGTCGCTGTTCGTTGGCATGGCGCAGCTTCGCCAAGCGGGACTTCGGATCAAGAACCCGGAGAAGTTCGCCCGCCGCTTCGGCATCCTCGGTCTCGAGCTTGAGGAAATCGATCCGCTCCAGGTCGAAGCCAAGCTCGCGCAAGCCACGGGCAAGGTGGACGCTGGAGACAACGCTACACCGACTGCCGACGACGAAAAGAAAAAGAGCAAGAAGTCCGACGAGCAAGACGAGGGCAAGGAAGACAAGGGCGAGGAGAGCGCCCTGTCTAGGTCCGAGCTTCGCCGCGTCGAACGCCGCCGCACGGCGCGAATGGTCGCCAAGGCCACGCGCAGGGCGGCCCGCGCGGTCATTGCCCCAGCGCTCGCGACGGTCGAAGCGCAAAGCGTGGACACGGCCGAGCGGCTGGCCGCCTTCGGGGCGCAGCTCGCTGAGCTTTCGTCGAGAGAGCCGCCTCCACCGCCACCAGCGCCCGAGCCACCGCCCGAGCCAGAACTGTCCTTCGCACAACGTAACGCGGGTTTCCTCGCCGACCTGAAAGAGATGCGCGACCTCGGACTGAAGACGGACAGAGACGCGATCGAGCGGCTCGCAGAGCTTCACGGCGTGCCGCCCCCTGAGGTCGAGTAGTGGCCGGCGTCATCTACAACTGTACCAAGGCGATGTTCGCGGGGGACACCGACTGGGCGTCGCCCGCGCAGACGTACAAGGCGCTTCTCGCAACCGACGATTACGAGCCCAAGGCCTCGCATCGGCGCGTGAGCGACGTCGAAGCGGAACTCTCCGGCAAAGGCTACGAGCGCCAGACGCTACACGGCCGGAGCATCGTCGCCAACGAGACGGACGGTCGCGCGGACTGCCACGCCGAGGCCGTGACCTTCGGCAAGCTCGCAACCAAGGAGAGCTACCGCTGGCTCGTCGTTTATCGCGAGCGCGACAACGACGCGCGTTCCGAACTCGTGTGCGCGGTCGATATGGACGAAGTCTCGCTCGCGGGAATCAGCGAGCACACGATCCGCTGGGACGGCGAAGAGAAACAAGGACGAGTCTTCTCGCTCCGATAGGAAACACTCCCACAATGAGCAACTGCCTCTTCGGCCTCGGCCGCAACGACTTTCTGACCAAGGTCCTCAACTGGACCTCCGACACCAACAAGGCGACGCTGCTCTCGATGAGCACGCAGGCCGGCAAGATCTATCTCGTGACCGGGGCGACCAATGCCTCGCCCATCGTGCTCAGCCTCACATCGACTACGGGTATCACGACGGGCGATATCGTCGTCGTCGGCGGCGTCGGCGGAAACCTCGCAGCGAATGGGACATGGCAGGTCGGCACGGTCGTCGCAAACACGTCGATTCAGCTTCTCACACGTCTCGACGGAAACAACTCCACGGGCAGTGGAGCCTGGACAAGTGGCGGCTGGATCATCGACGTGTCGAGCGCAGCGACGCTCAGCGACGTGTCCGCAAACACCATCGGGACGGACGTCGCGCTATCGGGCGAGACTGCCACTCTCGGCGTTGCGAACGCGAGCAGCTGGACGTGGACGAGCCTCACGGCCACGGAAGCCTGGGCGGTTGCTATCTACAGCAACACCGCATCGAACGACCTTATTGCCTTCTACGACGGGACCTATCAGGTCTACGTCATCACTCAAACCGCGGCGACATCGACAAGCATCCCGGTCGCGCGGCTATCGGTTCAGATTCCGAGCGGTAGCGTGCTCAACTTCTCAGACGGCACGACGGCGACATTGACCGCGCAGGCGAACGTAGGCGACACGTCGCTGACGGTTTCGTCGACGGCGGCGATCATTCATCGACAGGCAACGGCGGACGTAACTACGCTGGCCGCGGGTCTGCCCGTTACGCCGGCCTCTGGAGGTTCGCTGCAGTTCACGCCTTCGAGCGGAGTCAACAAGCTCTTTGCGCTCTAGCACGAGATGATTCTCCTCACATCGACGTCTGACCTTGTCCAGGTTGTCACAAGTGCAGGCCTGACGGTCCACGTCCAAGCCAGCTACGTCGACGTCAGCGGGTCGACGGTCACGCCGGGTCGGCTCAACACGATCATCTCGTCGGCTGCGACCACGACAGTAGTTGGGTCGCCCGCGTCCTCGACGCAGCGCAACCTGAAGGAGCTATCGGTCTTCAACACGTCCAGCACGACGGCGGAGACCGTGACGGTCCAGCATACGGACGGGTCGAACGTCATCGACCTATTCTCCATCTCGCTCAACCCCGGTTCATGCATCAAGTACGACGACCTGTCCGGGTGGAAGACCTACGACAACCTCGGCAACATGATGCAGAGCATCTCGTCGCCGGGGCGCCTACTGCGCTCGACGCTGCTGACGAGCACGTCGGCCTCCACGTCCTTCACGACCGGCAGCGGGACCAACACGATCCGCGTGCGGCAGTGCGGCGGCGGCGGTCAGGGCGGCGGTGTTTCTACAACGACTGGTGAGGTCGGTGCTGGCGGTGGTGCGGGGGCATCTGCTGAGGCGATTTTTGCAGCATCCCCAAGCCTTGGATGCACGTATCAGTGTGGCACGGGAGGGACTACAGGCGGGACCGGCGCGGGTGGGCAAGCGGGCGCGAATACGACGTTCGTCATCAACGGTGTGACGCTTACGAGCCCAGGGGGCTCTGGTGGCGCTGCCCAGACGGGCGCCGTCGCCGTCAATGCTCTCGGAGGCGCGGGCGGCGCCGTCTCGACAATCTCGTCTGGTTCGGCCGTTTATTTGGCGGCGGGCGCGAACGGTAACAACAGCACGGCGTCTGCCACTGCGGCGGACGGCATTTCTGGCTGCGGCGGCTCGACTCCGTTCGGCGGCGGTGCGAATGGCCAGGTTGAATCAGCGAACGCGACGGGTCTTAGTGCAGCGGCGCTCGGGTACGGCGGAGGCGGTGGTGGTGCTGCTGGTACTGGAACAGCCCGAGCGGGCGGTGCGGGTGCGCAGGGCTGCGTGATCGTCGACGAATATTCTTAGTCCAAACTCCTGACGTGTGAGCCATGCCGAAGCTACAACCGACGCTCGAGGGGGCCGGCGCCTTCCTGGGCGGAGGCCAGTGGCATTGCCCGGGGCCGCAGCGCGTCATCGAGTGTCACGCGGGCTGGGGCACTGAGAGGCCGATAGCGGCCGGCAACGTCCGCGTCGTCCAGATCGCGACGCTCGACGGCGCGGTCCCGCCGCTGACGATCGGCGACGGGGAGAACGACTACGTACGGAGCGACGCGCGGGTGGTCGGCGGTTTGCCGCCCGGCGGCGTCGCAGTCATCTACCGGGCGACGATCGCCGTCGCGCGCGTCGCGCTGCACGGGCAGGCGCCGCCGGTGCGGATCGTCTTCTCGACCCCGGCGGAGTCGCCGACCGTGACCCTCTACGAGTTCGCGCCTTGAGCTACGGCCTCGTCCAGACGGCGACGACGCTCAACGGCGGCACCTCGCAGACCGCGACCTACGCGTCAGCCCAGACGGCCGGTAACCTGAACGTCGCCGCGGTCTACCTGGCGAACACCGGGACGCAGGCCGCGATCACCAGCATCAAGGACACGAAGACCAACGGCGTCGGCGGCGCGTACGAGGTGCCGAGCGGCGGCAGCGGCACGGTCAGCGGCACCGACGTCGCGGCGATCTACTACGCCTTCAACATCGCGGCAGCGGCGGCGAGCGCCAACGTCGTCACGATGCTCAGCAACGCCGACGGCACGTTCGGCACCTTCACGATCGCCGAGTTCTCCGGCGTCATGTCGACGGCCGACCCGACCGACGGTGCGAATAGCGCCAATCAGCCGAGCGGCGGCGACACGCTCCCAACCGTCACGGTCACGACGAGCGTATCGAACGATCTGGTCGTATCGACGTGCGCGGGCGACATCGGGCAGAGCGCGGTCGGCACGATCAGCGGTGTGACGGCAACCGCGGTCCACATCGCCAACTTCACCGTCAGCCAGTACGGGACCGGCACGAGCATGAGCGTCGTCGTCGACGCGAATTCGACCGACGACATCTGGCTCATCACTGCGGCCGCCTTCAAGGCGATACTAAGATTTTCGGACATCATTCCGATGATCGGTGGGGGCCGAGACGGGCGAAACAGCGTGCTGTTCAAGATGTGAAAGGCGTGGACCTGAATGAGTAAAGTTTGGACAGTGATCGGTCCAAAGACCGCGGTCACTGCCGCGCAAGACTTGATGGAAATTGCCCCGGCGGCTGGGCGCCCTGTCGAAATCCTATCGGTACGCATCGGGCAGAACAATCGATCGCAAGACGCCGAAGACGCCATGCAGCGCGTTCAGATCTTGCGAGGTCACACGACAACGGGAAGCGGCGGCAGCAGTGAGACGCCTGCCGCGCTGACGAGTCCGAGCGACGGAGCCACATGCGGGGCTACGTGCGCGGCATTCAATACGACGCCCGCGAGCGGCGGCACCGCAGTCACGCTCGTGGAAGATTGCTTTGACGTGCGCGCCGGATGGCTTTACGTGCCGACACCGGATGAAAGACCCCAGGCGCCGGTGACAACGAACCGCATCGTCGTGACGCTGCCGGACGCGCCGAGCGCGAGCACAAACTTTTCGATTACGGTGAACTTCCGCGAAATAGGATAAGACCGTGGCGGATTTCGTTTTCCGCAATCCACCGCAGCCGACTCAGAAGCGACCGATCACATCGTTCGCCACGCACCCGAAGCCTGCCAACACGGCGGTGCTCGATGGTGAGTGGGACTACTCGCTCGTCCCTGTAGCTTGGTTTGACGTCGACGAAGTCAACAATAGCACCCCGGCCCTCATCGGCGGTTGGGTCGACGTTGACTATCTCAATCCGCCATCGGCTGTCACGGCCTATGCGGCGCCATTCGGCATCGAGCCGGGTGAGTTTCTCGGCGCAAGCTCAGTCCTAGCGTTCGTCAAGCCTTTCGGTGCTGACCCTGGCGAAACGCTCGGGCCTCCGAGCATCGCCGTCGTCGTATCGCCGCAGGGCGTACCGTCCTTCGAAGTCGCTGGCGCTTGCTCGGTAGCGACGGTTGTCACTGCGTCAGGCATCGAGTCCGGCGAAGGCGCTGGCCCGCCATCACTTCTACCCTTCGCGCAACCGGCGGGGATCGATTCCGGTGAAGCAGCCGGGCCTCCGGCGATTGCGCTGGTATTCAAGCCGTTCGGTGTCGAGTCTGGTGAGCAGACGGGCGCACCGAGCGCGGCGCTCGTCCTGTCGCCAGCTGGCGTACCGACCGGCGAGTCCTCAGGGCCCACAAGCCTCACGCCGTTCGTTGCTCCGACGGGCATCGACACGGGAGAACAGGCGGGTGCGCCAAGCGTTGCCGTCGCGGTATCGCCCTCGGGCATTGCGTCCGTCGAGTCGCTCGGACAAGAGACTCTTACTCCGACGGTGTCTCCGTTCGGGCCCGAGTCTGGGGCTAACCCGGGCGCTCCAGACGTAACACCTGTCGTCGCCGCGTCAGGCGTCGAGAGCGGTGAGACGCTCGGTCCCCCCACTGCACTTCTCACCGTGACGCTCGCGCCTGCGGGCGTGGACTCGGGTGAGGCGCTCGGGCCTCCTGTCGTTACTCAGGTTCTCGCGCCATACGGCGTAGACAGTGGCGAAATGTCAGGGGCGCCAAGCCTGGCGCTCACGCTCAAGCCGAGCGGTGTTGATTCGGGCGAGCAGATCGGAGCAGCCACCGCGACGCTCACTGTCACGCTGGCTCCGGCTGGCGTAGACTCCGGGGAGGCCGTCGGCCCTCCTATACTTCTGCCGACCGCAAGCCCGGCCGGCATCGATACGGGCGAGAATGCGGGGCCTCCTGCTCTGGCCCTCGTCGCCAAGGCGACCGGGATCGAATCAGGCGAAGCGGTCGGTGCGCCATCGGTCGCCGTCGCCGTCGCCCCAGCCGGAATCGACAGCGGCGAGGCTCCGGGTGCTCCGACAGCGCTGCCGAAGCTTGCCCTCTCGGGCATCGACCCCGGCGAGCAGGTCGGTGCGAGCGACGTCGCTCTCGTGGTCTCGGCCTCTGGCGTCGATTCGCAAGAGAGCGCTGGCGCACCAAGCCTCGAGCCGACGATCTCGGCAAGCATCGACCCCGGCGAAAGCGTCGGGCCTGCTTCGGTCACGCCGCAGATTCACGCGAGCGGCATCGATACGGGCGAAGCTATCGGGGCGCCCCTCATCGTCTCGGCCTCGGGACCACTTCCGAGCGGCATCGAGAGCGGCGAAGCGGTCGGCGCTCCGACCATCATATCGATTGTCTCGGTCTTCGGCATCGAGACTGGCGAGGCGCTTGGCGCCGCGACGCTCACGCCCGTCGTCTACGCGTCGCCGCAAGGCGTCGACAGTGGCGAGGACGTTGGCCCGCCGTCGCTTACCGCGACCGGACCACAGGCGCTGCCGCGCACGGGCGGCGACTTCGTTGGCTTCGGGATCTTCGACCGCACGCGGCGATCAAGCGTCGCCAGCGCGAAGGCCCTTCTTGCCGTCGACTTCGATCTCGCCGAGCCGACGTTCGTATCGGTCCGCGCGAAGAAGGCCAAGCCGAAGGCAGCAGCCCACGGGCCAGTCGAGCAGGCGCGACCAATCAGCGACTCTGCCGCAGTTTGGTTGGCCGAGGCGATCGGCCAAGCCGCTGAGGTTCGAAGCCACGCGAGCGCGTCCGCTCAGTCGCTCACGCTCAACCTCATACAGCCTGCTGCCACGTCGGCGTCCAGCGGGCACGCGGTCATCGGCGAGGCGCGCGAGGCCACGCTGGCGAAGGCCAATGCGGTCTCTGCGGCGTCCGCTTCGGCTGGCATCATCGTCAAGCAGGGACCACCGAGTGAGCGTGAACGCGCGGTTGCGGAGATGCGTCTCGGGTGGCGCACGGCGGCGGTCGCGAGCCGGACGAGCCATCGTCACAAGTGGGCAGCGTGAGGCGGAGATGCATCGAACTCTCGTGTGCGGCGGGCCACGCGTTGGGAAGTCTTTCCTGAGTGCGCGCCTCGGTCTCGAGAGCGGCATCTACGTTCGCGGCACCGACGAACTCATCGCGCAAGGCGTGAAGTTTCAGGATGGGCCCGCGGTCGTAGCCGAATGGCTTGGGGCCCCGTCCCACTGGATTGTGGAAGGCGTGCATACGACGCGCGCGCTTCGCATCTGGCTCGCGGAGCACGACGAGGGTCTGCCGTTCGATCGGATCTTCTGGGGCCAAGAGCCGAAGGTTGAGCGCAACAAGTGGCAGGAGTCCTGCGCCAAAGGGATCAACACGGTATGGCAACAAATCGAGACGAAGCTCATCGAGAGAGGGGCCGTCATTCAGAGGTTCTGAGTGCACGCGCCGAGGTCCTCTCGAAGCCGCGCCTCTTTCGTCCCGAGCCGCGCATGGGCGAATGCCTGGCGATGCGGCCCGAGGCTGCCGACTTCTCCTTTCTCTGGACCGGCATCAAGCCCAACGATCGCACCAAGGACAACATCGCGATCGTCGACATCAACGGTCCCCTCGAACACCACGCCACGTGGATGTGGGATTCGTACGAAGCCATCATCGAGCGCTTCGAGTCCGCGCTCACCGGCCAGGACATGGTCGACGCGGAGATCCGCAGCGTGACCGCGGGCGGGTGGCTGCCACTGCCCAAGGATTACGAGCCGCCCGCGCCCATCCCCGCGAGCGCGGTCGTCCTTCTCACGGACTCGCCAGGCGGCGAGGCGGCGGGCGCAACGTGGTGCCACCGCAAGATTCAGTCGCTCAAGAAGCGATACGGCACGCCGGTCTACGCGTACGCGAACGAGATGGCCTGCAGCGCGGCCTACGAGATCGCGTGCGCCTGCGACGAGATCTGGCTGCCGGACACTGGGGCTGTCGGTTCGATCGGCGTCATCGCGACGCTGTTCGACCGCACGCGCCAGAACGAAAAGATGGGTCTCAACGTCGAGCTGATTACGTCCGGTGAGTTCAAGGCGGACGGGCACGCCGACCGGCCCATCACCGACGAGATCCGCGAGCGCATGCAGGACCGGGTGATGGTCCTGGCTCAGATATTTTGGAAGGTGGTTGCCAAAGCGCGCGGCACCAGCCCCAAGGCCATCGCGGAACTCGAGGCCGGCGTCTTCATCGGGGAGGACGCGGTCGATGTGGGCATCGCAGATGGTGTATCGGGACTCGGTTCGCTCCTCAAGACGATCGCGAAGACTCTAGATACTGAGCAGCCATCCGAAGCCGCGTAGGGTCCTCACCGAGCAGACCAACGCCATTATTGCAGCGCATACATAGAAGACCGCGCACACGCCCGGTTGCATGGTCGTGGTCTACGTGAAGCGGTATCGCTTTACCATGCCTCCGCACGGTTTCTGGGCAGAGGCAAATAGCGCATACGCCATTCTGAGAAGCAAGTAGCCTGTTGAAGTCCGCGATACCAATACCGAACGTTGTCTTGAGGTGATAGTCGCGAAGGTATTCGTACTGACGCGAAGCCCAGCGCTTGTGGCACGCAGCTCTCTTGGCAACCTCGACCTCTGGACTCTGACGCTTACGTATTAGCTCAGGGTGTTCTGCCAAGAACGCGGCTCGTTGAGCCGCTAGCACGGCACGTCCGGCACGGTGTCTTTCCGTATCCTCACGTCTTCTGCGCTCGCGATGTTTATCTCGATAGCGCTTCTGCACCAATCCGATCCGAGGGTCCTTGGGATCCTTGTAGGCCATCACTCAATAGTACCAGTCATCTCATCGAAGGAATATCCCAATGACTCTTCTCAGCCTCACCAAGAACCGTGACGACGCTCTCAAGGCACTGGCATCGGCCGGTGACGCGGGAGCACGCAAGAAGGCCCTCGCCCGGCTCGAAGCCGCGTCGCGCGCCCTCGCCAACTTCGAGGTCAAGCTCGCTGCCAAGGCAGCGGCTCGCAAGCCGGCAGCCAGCGTCGACGCCGACGAAGATGGCGACGACGACGAGGACGACGAGGAGGACGAGGAGAGCGAAGAGGAAGAGGAGGAAGAGTCGACGGACTCCTCGGACGACGAGCCCAAGAAGCCGATGGAGAAGAAGTCCAAGAAGGCGAAGGCCAAGTCGAAAGACAAGGACGACGACGACTCGGATGACGACTCCGACGACGATGACGGAGACGACGAGGAGGACGAGGATGAAGAAGACGAGGACGAGGAGGAAGAGACCTCGGACTCGGACGACGACGAGGAAGAGGAAGACGAGGAGGACGACGAAGAGGAGGAAGAGGAGCGTGCTGCCAGCGCGACGGCTCTCGCCTCGGCTCGCTCGGTTCTCTCGGCTGCCAAGAAGAGCAAGAGCGCTCTGGCAATCTCCTCGGCCCGCGCCCACTTCAAGAGCGTCAAGTCGGCCGTCGCGGCCATGGGCAAGGCGTCCGTCCGCTACCGCAAGCTCAAGGCGGTATGCGCTGCGGTCACCGGCAAAAAGAACCTGCAGAGCATCATCGGCGGCGTCCAGGGCCTCGCCGTGAAGGCCGCGCAAGAAGAGGCCAACACGCGCGACATCGCCAAGATGAAGGCGACCGCCAAGGCCAAGCGCGTCAACGAGATGCTTTCGGCGGCAGTCTCTGCGGGCAAGATCACGCAAAAGACGGTGCCCATCCTGCGTGAGGGTATGACCAACACCAAGACGCTCAAGGCGTACCTCGATGCGCTCCCCAAGCTCGTGCGCACCCAGAAGGACGGAGAGCACGTGGGTCGGACGCTCCGCGGCGGCACCGACGAGACGGCGGACGCGGACCGCGCCGAGGCGCTCAGCTTCCAGAACCTCAGCGCGGAGCAGCAGAAGTTCGTGACTGAGGAGGCTGCGTCGCAGGGCAAGAGCATCGACGACTTCATGAAGTCGATGGTCAAAGTGACCGAGAAGATTGCCGGCACCTCACCGCTGTCGGTGAAGCGGGAAGCGGTCGACTTCAGGGAATACCGCGACCTCCGGTCCAATGGGCCCGTCACCGTAGGCAACTGAACCCAGTCGCGCGCACGCGGCAGCGCCCCAAAAGAAAACTCAACTCAATCAAAGAAGGACATAGGTAATCACAATGAGCGCCACGACCCAGGACATCAAGGCCGACAAGCTTGGCACGGAGGACATGCCCCCGCCTGGGCTCCTCGGACTGCCCATCGAGACCAACACGATCATCTACGGCGGCACTCCGGTCTTCAGCGATGCCAACGGCTACGCGGTCGACGGAACCCCGGCCAGCGGTGGACTCTTCTGCTGGGGACGCTGCGAGCACGAGGTCAACAACCTCAACACCAACACGCCCTACGGCGCTGCGGCTGCGCAGAACGTGACGATCCGGCCTGGATGCTACTACTTCGCGTCCGACGGGTCGGTGACGGCCGCGCAGATCGGCAAGGCGGTCTACGCGCTCGACAACCAGACTGTGACGTCATCGCCGGTGGCGCTGCCGACCTCCACGGTATGGCTCCCGTACCTTGGGATCGTGCAGCCGCCTGGCGTGGGCGAGGCCGGCATCTTTTTGCCGGTCAACACCAAGGTTCCGGTGTACCTCGGCTATCCGACGCCGGGCACGACCATCATCATGAAGGCAGCGATCCCGCTGTCGCTTGCGTTCATCAAGACGCAGACGAGCGGAACGGCGTTCCCGCTCGGACCGGTCATGCCGGCGAACGCGAAGCTCATGGACGCCGAGGTCATCAACGTCGTCGGCTTCGGAACCATCACGACGCTGACGGCGGAGCTGCAGGGCGGCACCGATTCGGCGGGGACCATTCTCGCCGCCGAGACCGTGTACGCGCTAGGTGCCATCAACGCAACGCCAGGTACGAACCCATACCAGTCGCGCGGTGGGCAGCAGATCTACTGCACGCTCACGGGCGGAGCCGCGCTGTCGACGGCGACTCTCGGTTCGCTGCTGGTCAACCTTTACTACACGATCGCGTTCTAGGGCGCTGCGCGTCTACGCCGCCAACCTCTCGAAGGCAAAACTCCCAACACCCATAGGAAACGGACATGCTGATCACTCCTAGCAACTTGAATCTGTTTTTCACCGCCTTCGAGACGCGGTTCTGGACGGCCTACGGCGCAGCGCCGCAGGTCTACACCAAGCTCGCGAGCATCTATCCAGTAGGAACCGAGACCTGGATCTCGGGCTGGATCGGAATGCTCGACAAGATGCGCGAGTGGATCGGGCCACGAGTCACTCACACGCCCGCGCCGCAGACGTACTTGGTGCCCATCCAGGTCTTCGAAGAGACGCAAGGCGTCGACCTCTTCAAGCTGGAAGACGACCAGTACGGGATCTACAACCCGGTTGTTGCCTTCATGGGCGTCCAGGCGGCGAAGTGGCCCGACTACCAGCTCCGCGACCTCCTGCAGAATCAGGGATCGCAGACGGGGGCACGGCAGCTCTGTCTGGACAACTTGAACTACTTTGCCACAAATCACCCTGTCGATTTTTGGGACGCCTCGAAAGGGACGTTCTGCAACGACTACACGAACGGCGGCGTGAGCGTGAACGGTATCCTCGTCGGTGGCGCCCTCTCCTCGAACGCGTTCGCGACCGTGTGGGAAGATATGGCGGCGCGCAAGACGGAATCGGGCGAAGCATGGGGCCTCATGCCGGACATGACGTATGCCGGGCCGAAACTCAAGTTCCCGCTATCGACCATCCTGCAGGCGCAGTTCATCGGCCTGCCGGTCATCGGGACGATCGGTACCCAGGTCACACAGACCGCTGGCTCGACGGCTCTACCCAACAGCCCGCTCATCGGAGCAACGGAAAGCCTGACGCGAGGCCTTACGGACCTGCTCATCTGGCCGGACTTGAACGGAAGCGGGACCGTCGGTGGCGGCACCTACGATCAGGTCTGGTACATGGCCACGAACAGCGGCCCGGTGCGCGGACTCTCGTGGCTGCTCCGTTCCGCGCCGGACTTCACGGTCCGCAATCGTCCCGACGATCCCGTCGTCTTCGACACGCACACGATCCAGTACGGAAGCAAAGCGCGAGGAGCGCCGGCTTGGGGCTTTCCGGCTTTCCTTAGTCGTTCCGGGGCTTAGCGCGCACTAGTTGAAGTAATGCATCATGTAGATGTCTACAGGGTGCGTGCTAGACTGGCTGCATGGCCGGACGGCGTTGGAAGTACGCGAGCAAGGTCGAGGCAACGCAGGCGCGCATAGAGCGGCAGCGTCGATACGACGAGGCCAGGTATCCACGCGAGGCTGAGCGCCGCAAGGCACGCACTGCGGCGTGGCGCGCAGCGAACCCAGAGAAAAAACGCGCGCAACGCAAAGCCGAGTACGAGCGCAATAAGGAGGCCGCGAAGGCTGCCGCTCGCGAGTGGACGCGTACCCATCCAGAGCACGCAGCGGCCACGCATCGGGCGTACCGAGCGGCCAATCACGAGGCTGTTCTCCACGCAGAGCGCGTGAAAAACGCTCGTCGCAAAGGCGCTCCAGGCCACTTCACCGCCGAGGACATCAGGCGCATCTACAACGAGCAAGAGGGTTGCTGCTACTACTGCGGCAAGTCTCTGACGCGTTACCACATCGAGCACAAGACTCCGATCGTGCGCGGTGGCAGCAACGACCCGGAGAACATCGCCGTAGCGTGCGCGAGGTGCAACTTGCGCAAGGGCTACATGACCGAGCAAGAGTTTCGTGAGGTCAGAGCGCAATCGTCTGCGTAGGTGAGCACGTCTCAATGATGTTGCTCGCAGTGGGAGCAACATCGAATGTGGCATGACCTAACAGGTTACATTCCAGGATACGGTGCCGGCACAAGCGGCACCGGCACCGTGGTCGTCCCGTCGGGCGGGTGCATCACGGGAATCCTGGCGCACGCCTCCGCGGGTTCGGCCACGGTCACCATCTTCGGTGGAGCGGCCATCCCGATCATCAACGGAGCGCCGCCGACGTTCATCCCGTTCAATCACGACCTCTACGTGTCGAACTCCGGCAATAGCGGAGACGTCGTATTCCTGAACACGGACGTTGCGGTCGTCTTCTGGGTGCGCGCCGGCAACTACTAGAGAAAACATGACCCTCTACGCCCAGGTCACCGACGTCGTGAGCGTAGGGATGCAAGCGAACGTGGTCTCACGCCTGCAGCCTTCCCAGCAGCAAGCGTGCCTCGCGGACGCAAGCTCGGAGGCCGACGCGCACTTTCGTGGGCGCTGGGGTTACTACAACGTCCCGCTTCTCGCGTGGGATCCGGTCATCACCGGGGCCGTGGCGCGAGTCGCGGCCTACCGCATGGTGCTCGTCTCGGGCATCAACGTCGACAGCAACGATTACAAGCTGGCCGAGGCGCTCTACAAGAGCGGGCGCGAGACGTTCGACGCCATCCAGCGTCAGCAGCTCCACCCGATCGTGACGCTCGCGAATGGCCAGCTCCCGGGGCAACAGCAGCCGAAGGTCATCTCGTTCTCGGTCATCGACCTTGCGACTGGAGCAAAGGCGGCACGACGTGGCTGGTAGTGGAGACGCGGCTGCAGCCGAGATGCAGAAGATCGCGAGCGCGATTCGAGCGCTCACGCACGTGCCATCGCGCGCGAGCCGCGGGGCAGCGCACTCGATCGGCCAGCTCATCGATCGTCAGTTCGACACGGGGACCGATCCGTACGGCAAGCGGTGGAAGCCGCTCAAGCCGAGCACGATCGCCCGCAAGGGCCACGCTCAGATCGGCGTCGATACCCATCGCATGCGCGATTCGCTCGAGGTCAAGCCGATGAGCGGAGCCGGTGTGCAGATCACGGCCGGGCCCGAGTATACGGCCTACTTCTCGCGCAAGCGTCCGCTCTTTCCGACGCATGGCCTCCCTCGCGCGTGGCGCAACGCCATCACGGACGCCCTCAACGTCGAAGCCAAGGCGGTTCTCGCCGGCACGGGCGCGACGGGCGCGATCCTCGACCAGGCCGCGGAGTAGAGCGTGACCGGAGTCATCACGCAGATCGTCGCCGCGCTCGGCGACACGCTGAACGTCCTCCTCACGAACGCGCAGCAACGCCCGCTCCAAGATGGCAAGATCCTTATCGGTCGCGAGCACGTGGCGGACGGTTCCGCGGCTCCGCGCGTCGTCATGATCCCGATGACGTCGCGCTACGAGGTCGCGCGGCATTCTCCGTCGACGTACCTGCCCGTCGACGCCAATGGGCGCGCATTGCGATGGCGAGCGCGCCCGCTCTGGTCGGAGGCGCTCACGATGCAGTGTCACTGCTGGGGCGACACCGAGAGCTTCTCGGCCACCGACCCAGCGCGCGGCTTCAACGCCGCCCAGGCCCTAACGCATCGTCTCTTCACCGCGGCCTACCTCATCATGACGGCCAACGGCTGCAGGCCGACCGCGGGCGCATGGGGAGACCAGGCGACCGACAAGCCGGATCTACTCACTTCGGGTCACTACACGGTAGTGGGGCTCGAGGTCGACATTCCGATCACCGATCAGGCGCTGCGATTCGTGCCGCCTGGCACGATGATCGAACGGCCGGATCCAGCGCGCAGCCCGCTATTCACGGCGCCAGCTGGCGACTAACTGGGCGCTTTCGCACATACGGAAACCGCACGCATGCGCGTGTAACGCAGGCGCCCAGCCGGGCTGCCATGGGCCGACAACTATCAACGGCAGCAAGAGGCAAAGAACTACATGGGCAGCAACGGATACGTTCAGGTCAATTTGGTCGACGGAGGAGGGGCCGCAATCGTCGTCCCCAACACGCAAGTGCAAGTCGTCATTGGTGTTGCTTCGTCTGGCACCGTCAGCACCATTACGGCCACGAAGTCGCCATCCACGCTAGCCTCAACCTTCGGCTGGGGTCCGCTGCCTGAGGCGGCAGCGCTCACGTGCCTCGCGGGCGGCACCGTGCTCGCGATTCCGGTCACCAAGGCTACAGCAGGCGCGCTCTCGGCGGTTACGACATCGCAGGGCACTGGAGGCTCGACGGGCACTTCGGTCACGACTGTCAGCGGCACGCCATACGACACATATTTCGTCGAGGTTCTCTATACGACGGGCGGCACGATCGGAACTGGGCCAATCGCGTTCACGATATCGCTCGACGCCGGGCGGAGCTACTCGCCGACCATTCAGATCACGACCGCGACCACGTACCTCATTCCGGGCACGAACATCACGCTCAACTTCGCGGCAGGCACCAAGGTCGCCGGCAACTACGATCAGTTCTGCTCGACTGAGCCGCTCTGGAACGATGCGGGAGTGCTCGTGGCGCTCAACGCGCTTGCCGCGAGCCCGTACGGTCAACAGGGCTTCGGCAGCATGCACATCGTCGGCGGGTCGACGTCGCCAGGCTTCGGCACGAGCGGCGCAGCTGGCAGCGACGTGACGGCCATCGCAGGGGACTCGTCGGGCTACATCACGGCGTGGTCCACGAACACCCAGCCCATCTACGCGGATGCGATCTTTTCGGCGCGTGACGCGGAGGCACCGACTGTCTGGGGCGGCAGCGGCGGTGAGACCGACTCGCAGTGGCAGACGTCGATCCTCACGGGTTTCAGCGCCGTCGCGGCGCGGCGCGCGAGCGTCTGCGCGGCCTACTACAACATGCCCTCGGCGCTCATCAACCCGCTCGGAATGGTGCCGCGGTTCCGGCGTTCGATCGCCTACAGCGTGGCACAGCGCACCGTGCTCATGAGCGGTCCGCAGCGGAGCTGGGGCCGCGTCAAGGATGGCCCGCTCGGCAATATCGTCATCAATCCGCTGTCGGACCCGACCGACGGGTTCAACTACCACAACGAGGCGATCAACCCGGGGCTCAACGCCGGTCGCTTCGTCACGACGACGACGCGCGCGTATCTCCAGGGCGTCTACGTCCTTCAGGCCAACAACTTCGCCAGCACCGGCTCGCAGATCAACTCGCGGCCCCTCATGGCCGTCTGGAACGTGGCGGCCACGATCCTCGTCCAGGTGGGGCAAGACCTCATCAACGACAACGTGCGACTGCTGCCCGCGGGCACGCTCGATCCGCGCGACGCGGCGACGATTCAGTCGAACCTACTCTCGGCCATCACCTCGAATATGACGGCGCAGCAGATGATCTCGAGTGCCACGGTCATCGTCGACCAGACCGCCAACGTTGGGCTCAACGGCATCGTGCCCATCACGTGCACGCTGACGGCGCGCGGCATAGTGCTCCAGGTCAACATCAACCTCCAGTACAGCGACTCGAGCCAGGCCGGCCCGGGACAGCTCGGCTAGGCGCGTAGGAGAACTGCAAGCCCATGGCAAACGTAGGACTAAACCTCGGCGTCCAGGTCGGGGGTTTCGGCGTCCCGCTCCAGTACCCGCTTATCAACGGCGTGTCGTACTCGTTCGCGTCGATCGAGTTCAAATTCGCCGGAGGACCGCCAATCACGGCGGTTTTGTCGGTCGATTACAAGATCAACCGAGAGCGCAAGAAGACGTTCGGGACCAACGTCAACCCACTTCGCAAGACGCGAGGCAAGATCGACTACTCTTCCAAGTGGAAGATGGCGCTGCCCGAGGCCTACAACCTCATCGGAGCCCTGGGCGCACAGGACCCTTCCGGGCTGAACGCCTACGGCGACGTCTTCTGGGTGGCGACGGTCACGTACTCGGAGAACGGGTTCTCGACCAACGTCATCACCATCGAAGGCAACACGATGGACACCTGGGAGAACTCGCACGCGGAAGGCGTCGAGGAGCCGGTGGTGGAATTTGAAACATCTCCATTAATGATATTGTTGAATGGCCAGCCCATGTCGTCGATTCCGTTGTCGGCGCCTCAGTTCTGATATACTGGGCGCGTGAAACGGGGCCCACGCAATCATACCGAACCTCAACGCTGCGACCTTTGCGCTACTGAGAACTCACTAGCGTTCAAGACGCAATGGCAGCACGTTTGCGAACCCTGCAAAGCTGCTAGGCGCGCGAAGTACCGCGAGACGAATAGTAAACATGTGCTCGCGTATGCACGAGAGCGGTCCGCAAAGATTCGGGCTGAGCATCCCGAAAGAATCAGGGCGGCGAAACGAGCCTCGGACCGTCGATGTGCGGCGCGCAAGCGAGCCTACGATAAAAAGTACGCCGCCGAGCACCCAGACAAGATGCGTGAGATTTCGCGACGCGCAGTCAAGAAGTGGATGGCCAAGCCGGAAAACAAGGCGAAGCATATAGCCTGGACGAAGGCGAACCCAGAAAAGCGTCGCGCCTACGCCCGCAAGTGGATTGCCGCCAACCGCTGGCTGACGTGCCTGTACTCGCAAAACCGCCGGGCGCGTGAGCAACTGGTAGCCCACACCCTGACGCTAGCCGAGTGGCGAGCCATCCTCGACTACTTCGGTCACGCGTGCGCGTACTGCCTGCGCGGCAACGTGAAGCTCACCATCGAGCACGTCGTCCCAATCATCGAAGGCGGCCCACACTCAGCCGAGAACGTGGTGCCAGCCTGCGCATCGTGCAACTCGACGAAGGGCCGACGTAGCATCCTCACGATGCTCAACCGCGCAGCCTAGTCACTCACACAAGTTTACCGGCCGGGTCACCAGCCGAGCAACGCAAAGCGGGTCGCCGCCGAGCGTTGCACCTTCATCCAAAGGAGACCCGAGCCATGTCCGTCAGCGAAAGTGTAATCCCGCAAGCGAAACTCGAAGCCCTCGAAGCCATGCACAAGCGCATCGGCGTCGTCACCCACCCCGACGGCAAGTCGTGGGCGGTCGTGCTGCGCAAGCCTGCGCGCTCCGAGTACAAGCTGTTCAAAGCGAACGCCAACAACCCGAGCACGCAGGCGGAGGCGCAAGAGAAGCTCTTCAAGGCGACCTGCTTGATCCCCGAAGGTCAGCCGGCCATCGAAGCGCTGCTCGAGGACTGGCCGGGCATTCCTGAGGCCTGCAGCAAGACCTTTCAGATGCTCGCCGGCATGTCGGGTGTCGAAGAGGGAAAATCCTAATGTCCCTGCGCTACAAGCAGCGCAGGGACGCGATCACCTTTGCAGACGGGCTCGACGAGATGCTCCGCGGCGAGGACACGCTACCCGCAGAGGCTGCGCGTCTAAACGTCGCGGAGCTTCTTCTTATTTGCGGCAACTATATGACGGATGGTAAGTTCAGTAAGTGAACCTAGCCAACTACGCGCGCGGCCCGCGACCCAAGGGAGAGCCGCTTTGCTGCAACGGATGCGAGACGACCGATCCGAGCGCATTCCGTAACCCACTATGCGACAGATTCTGCATATCGTGCAGAGCTATCAGGCGTAAAGCCAAGCTCAATCGGCCGTACTACATAAAGTACGCGAAACGCAGGCAGCAGGACCCGGAATTGCGAGCCCGTGACCGGGCGCAGAAACGCAAGCGCGAACGTGAGCGCTACGAGACTGAGCCTGGATACAGGGACCATAGGCGCAAGCGTCACGCGGCATGGAAACTGGGCATTGCGAGGTCCGACGTAGAGAGCCTCATCGAGGCAAAACGTAGGCCTTGTCCGATATGTATGAGACAAAGAACGGTGCGGCATATGGCGATAGACCATGACCACAAGACTGGGAAGGTACGCGGCGTTATATGCATTTCGTGCAACACCGGAATAGGCCAGTTCCGAGATGACATAGAAGCCATGATGCGCGCCGTCGCGTACCTCAAAGAGCATAGTTAGATGGCCCGCATCCGAATCGTGACCAAGCGACCACCGCAGCCCGAACGCGTGCCTGGCTATCCGCGTATCAACGGCGTGCAGACGAGCCTCGTGGACTGCTACTTCTACGCCGTTGCCGACGACGGAACGGAGGAGCCGCTTCACGGCGTGACAGCGTTCGCGATTGATTGCTCGGAACCGACGGAAGCCCTCCGAGCCACGATTCAGTTCGTCGATGTGGACATCGACATCGAGGCGGAGACCAGCGACATACCGGAGCACGGGTAAAGCGTGGCGATCGTATGGGGCGTGACGCTCAAGGACGGAGTCTCGACGTCAGCGAACCTGATTGGGTCCGCTATGGGCGACGCCGCCTCGCAGGCCAAAGTGCTCGCTGGGGCGATGAAGTCGGCGCAAGCAGCGGTCGCAAAGGCAGCGGCGCTCGGTGACGTGAAGGGTGCCCAAATAGCGGCAACACGGTTTCATGCTCTGAGCGCGACGTTAGAGTCACTGCCTCCGCACGCGGAAGCCGCCTCGGAAGGCGCCAGGGGACTTGGCGAGTCAATGACTGAATCCGTCTTCAAGGCGGAGGTGCTCAAAGACGCGCTCGAGGAGCTTGGCAAGAAAGCCGTCGAGGCGCTCAAGACGGGCTTCGAGTTCGCCATCGAGGCGAGCGAGAACCTCAAGCGCATGACAGCGCAGTTCGATGCGCTCGGGCCCGCAGGGCAGCACGCGGGCGCGCAGACCATCGCGGCCATCCGAGGGATCGCCAAGGAGGTCCCGCAGTCCGAGGCGCAGATCGCCGGCTGGGCTCGTTCGCTCCAAGCGACGGGCACGATCAAGCTCGACAAGCTCAAAGACCAGATCAAGGCCATCGCCGGGGCCGATGCGCTCGGTGCGGTCGAGGGTGCAGGGGAGGCGACACGAGCCGTCCTCGCGAAGCTCAACGAGACGTCGCAGAAGGGCGGCAAGACGCGCTTTACACTCGCGGAGCTGGCACCGACAGGCATCAGCGAAGCCGAATTGTTCAAGGCCATGGGGCCAAACATGAACGCGGCAGGCTTCGAGGCGGGCAAAAAGGCTGGCGCGATTACAGGCGCCCAGATCTCCGAGGCAATCACCAAGGCCATCAACATCAAGAGCGGCGGTGCGCTCGCGGCGCAAATGGACGAGCTGTCGACGATCGCGACCAAGGCCAAAGACGGCTTGATGCACCTCTTCGAGGACGTCGACGTCTCGCCGCTGACAGATAGTCTCAAAAGCTTCTTTTCGATATTCGATCTTTCCGCGCCAAGTGGACAAGCGATCAAGCGAGGCATCACGGCGGCATTCAAGGAGGTTTCCGCCATCCTACTCAAGGTCGGAGACGGTGTCCGCCACGTCATCATCGCGTTTCTGCAGGGAGCGATATTCATCAAGAAGCACGGCGAGGGAATCAAGGCGGTTGTGCTCGGGGTAGGAGCCACGATTCTCGTCGCCTTCGGGCCCGCGGCACTCATAGCCATTGGGGCGTATACGGCAGCCATGTGGGGCGCGGCGGTTGCGACCATTGCCGCTAATCTACCACTCATCTTGTGGGCGGCTGCCATAGGACTAGCGGTCGCCGCTATTATGTACTTCGCGCCGCAAATCAAGAAGTCGGCTCTCGCGATTGGCGAGTTTGCGACCAAGGGCTGGAACATGGCCGTCGACTTCGTGGCCAGTCTAGTGGACGGGTTCATGAGTGGCGTCAAGAAGGTCGAGGACGCAGCAAGCAAAATTGCGCACGCGGCAATCGACGCCGTCAAAAACATCTTCAAGGCTCATTCGCCATCCCAGGTCATGATGGATCTCGGCGTAGGCATTCCCGAAGGGATGGCTACCGGGATTTCGCAAGGCACCGGAAAAGCCGTCGGCGCGTCTCAAGACATGAGCGCGGACGTCATGAGCGCGGCAACTCCTGGGCCACAATCTGGCAGCGGCGTCGAAGCGGCGCCAAAAGGCAGAGGCGGCGCAGCGTTAGGCGGTAGGGGTGGTGGAGGTGGCGGCTTCAATATCACGATCGAGAGCTTCGTCATCGAGGCGGGTCACGCATCCTCACCCGGGGAACTGAAGGAACTCGTCGAGGAAGGTTTCTCGACGCTCGCCGATAGGCTGGCCATCATGGTCGGATCAGGACCTAGCCCGGCGTAGCTGCAGACGATGGTCAACCGTGATTGGATAGATCCCACGTTTTCTCTAGCACAATAGTCTCTAACGCCTGCAATTGGACAATCATACTTCGTAGATCGATTACATAAAGACGAGCTTCGAGGTCGTCGGTAAAGCGTCGCACGGGACGTGTGGCCTCTGGGTTGAAGCAGCGCGCGCATGCAGCGATGTCACGCAAGCTGAACGACTCTACGCGCCCAGACGAATCACGCAAAGTGTCGATGGTCATGGTTGGAACAGATGATTTTGGCGTGTTCACGGAACCTCCTATGGCTTGTCACAAACACTATCACGGAGCACGATGACGCTTCAAGTCTCCACGGGTAGCTACCAAGTCAGCGCCAAGGCCGTGGGCGCCGCCCAATACAACCCGATCGATTACCCGGACCTCTACGACTACATCTACGTCAACGGACAGGAGTGCCCAGGCTGGTGCGTCGTCAGCGGCTGGGTCCGAAAGTGGGGATGGGAGAAAAAGACAGGCAAGGGAATCCAGGGAACGGTGCTCACCTTCACGGGCAAACCCTCGGCTGAGGGCGACATCATCTTCTATTTGACGGAGCCGGCAGATTTTGAGGAGTGGGTTACCTTCTTTCTCAACTTCAAATACGATGCAACGAAGAAGAAGCAGCTCTTCGCGGTGGACGTGCGGCATCCGCTGCTCGTTGATATAGGCGTGCGCGCCTGCGTCGTCGAGACCATCAGTCAGATCGAGCACGAGGGCCTCAACCTCTGGTCGCGCAAAGTGCACCTCGTCGAGTACGCGCCTCCGCCGAAGGCCGCTTCCGTATCAACGCCGCAGGGCTCCACCAACAAGAGCGACGTGAACACGTTCATAGGACCGCCTGCGCCTGACCCCACGAATCCGCTAGATACCAAGATAGCCTCGATGGCCGTAGAGCTTGGCCAGCCATAGGCGATGGCTCTCTGTCTCGTCAGCGGCCAGACCGCCGTGCACCTCGATCTCTCGATCCCGCTCTACGGCCTTTGGGTGGCGGATGTGGCGCTGTCGCTCGGCACCCTCATCGCCTCCGGTCCAGTGAGCCTCACGCTCGGCAACATGACGCTCAGCGGCGCCGTGTACCGGCAGAACGTTTTCGCGGGGCAAGTGAAGGCGCGGCTCGTGGGTGGCGCTGGCGGCTGGAACAAGAAGGTCGCGGCGCGCGGGTACAATAACCCGGCTGGCGTTCTCCTTTCGATGGTCCTCGGTGACGCGGCCATGGAGGTCGGTGAGACGGTCAGCGTCGCGCAAGATCAGGTCATCGGCAACTTCTACGCGCGCTTTGCCGACAAGGCCTCGCGCGTGCTCGCGGCCGTCGGGGGCCCGTCGTGGTGGGTTGATAGCTCCGGCGTGACACGTATCGGCCCGCGCACGGCGTCCACAATCAAAAGCTCGTTCGTCGTCGAGGACTACAAGCCGCACACGGGCGAGCTAGTCGTGTCGACCGAGGACTACGCGAGCTGGCAGCCGGGCGCGATGTTCACGTCAGCCACGACAGGCACGCAGACGATCGCGAGCGTGCGTCACCAGATGAACGACACGGCGACCATGAGGGTGATGGCCGCATGAGCAACGCGACGCCGGAGATCGATCGCTGGGTCGCATCGATGCGCGAGATCGTGCGTCAAGAGAACGCGCGCTTCCTTTGGGGCGTCTACGACTACGTCGTGCAGAACGCCAACGGACCCGCAGACACGGTCGACTGCACGCCAGCCGATCCGAGTACGGGGGCTCCGTCGATCTCAGGGCTCGTCATCTGGACGGGGCTCCCGGGCAGCAGCTGCACGCCGGCCATCGGTTCGCACCTCGCGATCGTTTTTCTCGACGGCAACCGGGCGAAACCGCGTGTGATCTCGTTCGACGCGACGTCCCCGATCCCAGGCCAGACGCCACCTCCGATCGTCATCGGAAGCCAAGAGCCGTCACCCCCGGTTCCTCTGCCAGGTGCCGCTGCGCGCGTCGGCGACGCTGCGGGCCCGTTTCTGGTGACCACAGGCAGCAGCCTCATCTCACTCGGGTAAGAACATGCCGCTTGTAGGATCCGCACTATCGGCCGAGCTATTTACCGCGATGAGCGCGCGCGGTTGGTTCAACAAGGAATCGGTCGACGCGCAGCAGTTCTGCGACGACCTAGCGGACACGATTGTGTCGTACTTCGTCGCGAACGCCGTCGTACTCCCTCTCACGCTCGGCGTCCCCACTCTCATCGCACCGTCAGGCGGCGGGCCAGTGACTGGCGTCGGATCCATCGAATAGAAAAGGACATTTTCCCATGAAAGCAGGAAGTCTCACGCTCCTCTATAGGATCGGCCTTGCGTGCGCAGTCATCGCCGCATGCTCGGGTGTCAAGCAACCATCGCCACGTGTGAGCGCGATCTACGTGCCGCCAAGCTCCCTCACGGTGGCGCAGTGGTACATCGACGTTCAAAATACGACCACGTGCGCCTCGGACCAGAACAACGGGACCTCGTCGACGTGCGGTGGCTCGGACTCGACCGGCACGCCCAACGGCCCGATGCTGACAGGCTACGGCCTCGTGACGGGGCGCTGGAATTGCCAGTCCTCGCTGCAGGGCTGCGCGCGTCTGCCGCAGAACACGACGATCACATACCTCAGCGAGTACGCCACGGCGGCAGCTGCGGCAGCTGACCTCATGTACCTCAGCCCGTCGCTCGAGGGCGGTTCCTATCTCAGCATCGTGTGCAATCTCCCGGCGCCGATTGGAACGGGAACTCTCGGTACGGTCACGGCGCTCAATGCTCCCGAAGGAGTGCTGCTCCAGTCGACCACGGTGCCAGGATCGCCATCGCCGGGCACGCTCGTGGTCAACACGACGCACCCGGGCTACGCGTGGGTCCAGACGGCCGCGAATCCCGACGGCGGGGCTCCGACGACGTACACGCTCACGCAGCCACTTCTCGCGCAGGCCGTGCCACTGACGAACGGCACACCGCCGGCCGAGGTCAACTCGTGGGCGACGAGTGACGCGGTCAACGTGTACCAGCCTGGCTACGTGGCGTTCGCGGCCATCACCCCGATCGACGAGAACCTCGGTTCAAATTCCAACGGCGGGCGGGTCTATGTCTCTGGCTGCGCGAATGCCGCGGAATCGGGCAACGCCCAAACGACGCTGAATGGCAACGTTCACTTCATTCAGTCTTCGTCAGCACGCACGATTGTCATGTCGTCAGCGGGCGGTGGAGCGGCGTCGCAATATTTCACGAACGATTACCTGTCATCGCCCGTTTACATGGGCAGCGTGAACCGCGGAACTATGACGGTTTTCGTGGGAGGCTATGCGAGCGCCATCAACGGCGGCAGCGTCGTGCTCGACGGAGACCTCCAGGTAGGTAGCGCAAACATCGGAAGCGGGTCGGTGCTCGGGCGCGTTCAGTGCGCAACGATTACAGCCGCCGATGGCGTTGTGAAGGCGGCGATCGCGAACTACGGGAATCCGGCCATATACGGGTCCTGCATCGTCAACGCCAACATCGCGCACGTGGTCTACTCAGGCGACGCAGGTCCGAATGCCGGCAATACGTTTCTCAACGTGGACGCGGGCGGGGTGCTGCAGGCGAACGGTCAGACCAAAACGTGCATCGGCGTCCCGAGTTTCTCGGCCATCGGCGCGTGCAATACGACGCTCACGCCTGCGAACCTGCAATCGAACCTTGCCGACGGAGGCAGTCTCTTTGTTCCTGGCGGCGGCTCTTTCGGAACGCTCTAGCCGGAGCGCGCGCATTCGCCATGAACTCGACCACGACGGACTATGGCTCGGACATGAGCCTGCTCATGGATCTCGATCCCATGGGCACCGTTGTAACGGGTCGGCTCTTGCTCGCGCAAGCGCTCATCCGTCGGTGGACGACGCCGCGTGGTCGGCTGCTAGATGATCCGAACTACGGCTACGCGGTCACCGACGAACTCAACGATGACCTCGGCCCCGCGGACATCAATCAGATTGCGGCCAACATGGACGCCGAGGCCATCAAGGATGAGCGCGTGGTCTCGAGTCAGACGACCGTGCAGTTCAATCCGGCTACGGGTTTTCTCATCACGACCACGATCATCGACGACGGTTCGGGTCCGTTCCCGCTCGTGCTCCAGATCAGCGACGTCACCGTGACCATCCTCTCGCAGCAGCTTCTGGTCTGATGGCATCCCCCCTCACGATCGATCAACTATTCACTCCGTCGCCACCTGGCATCAACAGCCAGAACCCCGCAGGCACGATCGCGCCGAACTCATGGCTCGCGACGCTGCTTGCGGACGGGACGACGTTGGGACTGCCGACGACCGCATGGCAGGCGGGTCAGCCGATCCGCACCGTCATGGCGATCCAAGCCGTAGAGCTTGCGAAAGAAGACAGCTTCATCTCGCAGCAGGCGCAGGGAGGTTTTCTCGACTTTGCCGCGACGGGCACCGTCACCTTCACGGATCTCGACGGGACGACGACGACGGTTCCCGTCAGCCCAGACCCGAGCATCCCGGGCCAGAACCCGAACGCGAATCTCACCTGGCTCGATCTCATCGCCAACAGCGTCTACAACATCTACCGTACGCAGGCGACCGCGGCTTCGGGGCCGCTATATTTTGCAAACCTTGGCACGTCCACTTCGGGTACGTATGCGGCTGGCGTATTCCACACGGCCAACACGCAGACGAACGCCACGTTCTCCAATCAGACGGCGTTCACGGGGACACAGTCCAGCATACTCGGCACGAATATCACTGTCGCCACAGCCGCGTCGCCAGTTTCGATTACGACGCAATCCGCGCACGGTCTGACGACCGGCAACGTCGTATACATTGCGAACGCAGTCGTCACACCCAACGGTTTCTATGCGGTCACCGTGGCAAGCGGGACCGTATTTACGCTCAATGGGTCGAGCGGATCGGGATCTTATACGGGCACGAGCGGCCTCGTCTACTCGACGCAGGCCATCACGACGGCCGCCGATGTCGTCGGCACATCGAGCAACTCGCCGCCAGGACTCATCACGAAGCTCATCACGAGCGCGCCCAACTGCTATGTCGCCAACCTCACAAGTTTCGCGGGAGCCAACTGGCAGAGCAACGTCTCGCTGGCTTCGCAGTGCCGCGCCAAGCTCGCGGCGCTGTCGCCCAATGGTCCGCAGGGCGCGTACCTCTTCTACGCGCTCGCGTCGTATCTGATCCTGAGCGGTGAGTCGCCAGTCGCAAACGTCAACAATGCAACTGCGGTAGCGGCTGCCAATTACCTATCGGCGACGGGACTCATGCTGCCGAGCCCGTTGCCAACGAACGTCGTGCTCGACGGAGGCGCAATCACGCGTGCTCTGCCGCTGGCCTCGACCGCCACTGGCGTAGTGACAACGACACTTGCGAACGGCAACGGGCCAGTAGATGGTTGTATCAATAACGCGATCACCAACGTCACAGCGACAAGCCCGATCCAGGTCACGACAGGATCGCCGCACAATCTGGTCACGGGCGATTATGTGCAGGTGAACGCGGTTCAGGGAGTGACGGGCGCGAATGGCGTCGCCGTCTGCACGGTGCTCTCCAGCACCACAGTCTCGCTGAATGGGACGTCTGGCACTGGCGTTTACACATTTGGCGGGCAGCTCTCGGGCGGAGACGTCTACGCTGTCAATCAAGTCATTCAAGCCTTCTGCGTCCCCAATGGCGTCACCGCGATCACGCAGTCCGCCAACCCAGTTACCGCCACGATAGCGGCCACGGTATACGTACCTGCAGCCTACGTTCCGACGTACACGACGGCTCTCGGGATAGGGCTGACGGCCTATTTCGCCTCATTTCCGATTGGAGGTCTCAACGTCGACAACGCGCTCAACGTGCTGCCCATTGGAGCTATCGAGGGGCTGCTCTATGCGCTCGGGTCGGTGGCCGCGGGGCAGTTCTACACGCGGAGCGTTACCGGGGTACTCATCAACGGAGTACCGAACGATCTGAGCCTCACGGCCACGGGCGTCGCGGTGCTGGGTTCGCCCGCCGGTATCGTCATCATCGGGCAATAGCAGAGGGCGCGAAGTCCACTCGCGTTACTAAAATCGGATTCAAATCGTTAGGCACCCAATTTCAGACGGACATCGTCAGCGATCAGGTCGCGCCGCCGTGGCTTCAGAACCCGACGGGAAGCGCGTACCTCCAGGCGATGGGGCAAGGCCTCGATCTCGTTCGGTATCGGAGCGCCCTGGCGTCGCTGCTGCACATGCCTGGGCAGATGCCAATCTCCGCGATCGCGACGTCGGCCGACTACTACATCGGTCTCGATAGGCTGCTGACGCAGGGTCCGAATGAAACGCAGTCCGCCTTCGAAGCGCGATTGAGCGCGGCGTTCGATACGTGGCAGCATGCCGGAAACGATTGGGCAGTACTACAGCAAGCGCTTGCGCAGCTGTCGCCGTACCAGCCGAAGGTGAGCGTCGTAAGCGACTCGAACACCTGGAGCTGGTACAACGAGGCGCAGCCATCCAGCGTACCCCCAAACACGTTCCTATCTCTATTTCTAAACTGGGACTGGGACGGGGAGAGCTACGATCCACATCCGTTCAATGCGACGTCGTGGTGGCGCTTTTGGCTCATCTTGCAGTCCGGGTTGTCGATTGTGGGTGGGACGATCAGCGGCGCTACCGCGGGCACACCGGTCGAGATCACGACCAGCTCTCCGCACGGCCTATCTACGGGAGCGACGGTCTATATTGACCAAGTGCAGGGCGTCGTCGGCGCAAATGGCGGGCCGTTCCTGATCACGGTGATCGACACCACTCACTTCACGGTGCCAACGTCGGGCACCGGCTCCTACACGGGCGGTGGCTACGTTTTGACGCCAGACGCGCAGAACTGGGCGCATCCGTTTCCGTCACTCGGAACCACGCACGCGCCAGCGCTCGGAGGCAATCCTGTCGTATCGCTCGGTTTCGGCAATGTCCCGCCTACATTCTGGACGACGCTCAGGCAGGTACTCCAGACGTTCAAGGCCGCGCACGCATGGCTTCGGTGGATTGTCGTCTCGTACGACGCGTCATGGTTCAACCAGGACACGGGAATCATCGGCACCGAGATGCCGGATGGCAGCTGGGGACCGAACGTTGTGATTGAGTTTCTTGGAGGCAAGGGCGTCTACGTCGCCACTCGCTACAGCAATGCCCGGTTCGTTCCGGGTGTGATCTGAGGTCGACAGCATGACTGGGCAATTGTACGGAGGGATGCCGGGCAACATCAGTAACCCGGCAGCCATCGCTATCACAAGCTCGACGGCCGCGAACCCGATCGAGATCGCGACAAGCACCGTGCATGGCCTGACGACGGGAGACTGGGTCGACGTCTATTCGCACCTTACCAACCTTCCAGCCAATTGCGTGAATACGCAAGTCACGGTCGTCGACACGACGCACTTCACGATCCCGATCTCTGGGATCGGTTACACAGCGGGCGGAGCGAGCGGATACGTCCAGCCCCTCTCGTACACCCAGAACGTCGCGACGATTCCGGCCGACGGTGATCCGTACGCCGCCGCCACATACACGCCTGGGTACACGGCCGCGCTCGACCGGAGCGCCTTCGAGCGAGCGAACTCTGGAGCCTACAAGCTCGTTTACTACAATGTCGCCAAGATCTCCGAGACATTCTCAACGACATGGTTCACGAATACGACGAGCGCGGCGACCGTGCAGACGCAAATCTTTGGCATAGGCACGCCGCCGCCAGCGGTCGGTGTCAACGATACCGTCGTCATCACGGCTGACCTCACGCTAGCCAATAGCAATTCGAACAACGTTGTCGCGTCTATTGGGTGCACATGGGGCAACGCATCTATCGTTACCAAGATCCCTGGCTCCTCGAAGTTTCTGATCTCGCAGGGGGCCTCGTCGATCTGGAGCTTTCAGCTTACCGCCGTTTTCCAGGCCGACTTCGGGATCACGGCTCCGCAGACAGTTAGTCCCATCGGACTGATTAGCTTTCTCTACAACCAGACCGTGTCCACAGCGGCGCTATTCGAGGGCGCCGGTGACGTCACGTTGCAGGTCTGGGTCTACAGGCCGACGCTCATTCTTCAGTAGCCGGGTGGACAGCACCATTCCGTTTCGCCGACAGGCGCGGCGTAAGGATATGCCATCGACGTACAACTGTGGCCCGTGGCGGCGGGGGACGCGGCACCTGGAGGGCATAGCACTATCCAGCCCTGATACGCGCCCGTGCTAGAGGGGTCGCATGTCGGCGCAGAGTCCCCAATGCGATAGAAGCACGTGGGCGTGGAGCCGCATACGTTCGCTACCCCACCACCTCCGCACGATTCGCCGGACGGACATATCGGACTGCCGTTGGCGTCGTTCTGCCCACATCCAGTGGTGCCGCCACATCCGTCTGGAAACGTGCCGCATCCGTTTGCGGGGCACGACGCGACATCGAATGGCGTGCATCCGCAGTCGTTCGCTACCCCACCACCGCCGCAGGTCGCGCCAGGCTTGCTGCACGTTCCCGTACATTCGAGCGTACCGCCGCAACCGTCTGGCATCGTTCCGCAGTGAGTGAGCGCGACCCCTGAGAGGACATAGTCGCAGCCGACTGGCACGCAGGCCTCGGGCGCGGCGTCTCGTTGACTAGGGCCGCCGTCAGGCTCTTGGGGCGCATCCGGCACGCCAGCGTCGCTTGCATCAATATCGGTGGAGGCTTCTACTGGAGGCGAGGCGACGGCATCTGCCTGGGCGTCCGGCGTGGTCTCGGAGCCAACGTCCGGTTCGGCGACCGCACCGGAGTCGTCACTCGTCATCATGTCCGAATGGGCAGGGTCGAGCGGACCGCCACCGCAGGCACAGAACGCTAGCGCAATCCACGTCCAGGCCCATCCAATAGCACGCCTCATCGTCCAACCCTCCCAAAGAGCGCAATGCCCATGCCATATCATACGGCCCAGCCGCGCTTTTACAATAGGGGACCGGGTGTCCAGTGAGTAGCCCGCTCGCTCTCAACCTGACGCTCCGGGCGGGGTGCGCCGAGACAGGCTCTCTCCGCTGGCAGACCGGGGCTCCGCCGCCTTCGGGGGCCACCGACGTGGACCTGACGGGCTGCACGGCCATCGCGACGGTCTGGGCGCCGCAGCAGTGGACCTCGCCGCTCGTGACCATCACGACGACGCCGGGCGCTTACGGGTCGATCTCGATCGGCACCTTCGGCAGCGCACAAGTCCCGAGCGTCGTCACGTGGCTTTTCACGGCGGCTGGCGTCGCGCTCTTGCTACCGAGCGCTCCGCTTGACGAGGCGCGGCTCGAGTGGGGGCTCAACGTTATCTTTCCGAGCACGGGGCCATGGCCGCTCATTCGCGGGCGCGTCACGGTCAAGCCATGACATGGGAACACCGAATGTCACAAATCTCAACCTCCTCAACGTCATCCTGCCGTTTGGTCCGGCCGCGCAGTCGGGGATCACGGCCTACTACCCGAGCATCGGGACATTCGTCCCACGCATGTCCGGCGCGGTGGGGCCGCCGATAGTGGGAAATTACCAGACCGTCCAAACAGACTTTGTGGCGCTACCAGGGCAGCCAGCGCTCAACTTCCTGCCGCCGCTCAAGGCCGCGAATGATGGCGCGAACGCGAGCACCGACGTGAGCACGACGCAGATTCAGTACGGCACGAACGCCGCGTTGCCGTCGCAGCCTGTCGCTCAGTACACCCTCTATCTCGCGACCGACAATGGCGCGATTTACGTCAGTAGTGGGAGCGCGTGGCTCCAGATACTAGGGCCGGCATGACCAAACTTCAGAAACTCATCATCGGCGCTGTGCTGCTTTGCTACGGAGTAATGCTCTCCGTGCTATTCGTGCGTCATAGGCCAGCCACGTCGCCGACGCAGCCGCATACCTACGGAGCAGTCGGCGGCTACACGCTGCCCGCTGGAGCGGCGACCGGGACCACAGTCTACGCGAACAATGCCGGCGGATGGTCGACGTTGGCGCCAGGAAGCAACGGGCAGACCTATCAGCTCTCATCCGGTATCCCTTCGTGGGCTACAGCCTCTGGTGGCGCCACACTGCCGGACGCGGGCACCGGCGGCATGTGGTTTCAGAACGACGCCGGAGTGGTCACGCCTGTCGCGGCAGCAACTGTCGTCGGACAGCCGCTCCTGAGCGGCCCTGGCGAGTACCCGGCGTTCGGTACGCCCACATTCGGCACGGGGCTTGTTGGTACAGGCAATGTTACACCACCTCCTACCGTAGCGGGTGGCGGATGGACATCGATCAACAACTCGACAGGTCTAACGGCGAGCGATCAATCCAACGGATCGATTCTCATCGTATTCCAGAATGCAGCCAGCGCTGGTAACGGCTATGTGAGAACTGGCTGGACCACCGGCGTAGAAATTGGCTTCGATATGGATGATATATTCATAACGACCGTGGCCGGAGGCTCGGCGCAGCAGCTTTGGGCTGGCGTCTGCATGTGGAACGGCACGCAGTACTTGCTCATGGGCATTCTTAGCTATTGCACCGGCGCAACAGGCTATTGCGGAACGGGCCTTATCCTTACCGGCACGGATGCTTCGGGTACACAGACGCAGGGCAACTGGTCTCAGTGGTCCAAACCATTCGTGCGAATGCAGATATCCGGCTCGAACATCATATCGCAGTTGTCGGTCGACAAGCAGTTGTGGTCGACCATCTACACGACGGCGATCTCGACGGCGTTCCCAAGCGGCACGCCGACCTATGGCGGAGTGTGTGTCGGGCACCCGCCGTCGAACAATGGGGCCGTTGGCCTAACGCTCTTCGACTTCGTCCTGAACTAGGAGAGCGCAGTGAGCGATCCAAACGATTCGCAAGTCGTTTACACGATTGGCTTTCGACGCGGTATAATGCGCGCTGGATGCCTGCAAAGCTGACGTGTCCGAAGAGATGTTCGAAGTGCGGATCGGCGGGCCCGTTCTACAAGAACAGGGCAATGCGAGATGGCCTGACGAACCAGTGTCGACGCTGTCACAACGCTAGTGCGACAAGATGGGCAAAGGCAAACCCGGAAAAAACGCGGGCCATCGGGAGACGATTCGAGCGTGCGCACCGTCATGAGCGCAGCAAGTGTAGGACGACGCCGCAAGTCCTAAAGGCCTGGAGAAACGCGAATCACATCAAGCTCGTTGCACAAGCGCGAGAGTGGTGGAAAACCCATCCAGAGCAACTCGCAGCTAAGAAGGCACGACGTCGCGCAAGAGTGCACGGAGTCGAAGTACGATTGACCGCCAAAGAATGGCGAGACATCGTCGAGTTCTTCGGACACAGATGCGCGTACTGCCTGCGAGGCGACGTCAAGCTGACGCAGGATCATGTGGTCGCGCTGTCGCGTGGCGGGACACATACGGCCGAAAATGTCGTGCCGGCATGCTTGCCGTGCAACTCGAAGCATAAACGAGAACTACCTGTTTTCTGGATGGTGAATATTCATGGGCGATCCTAATGACCCGATGCAGGTCTTCACTATAGGGGTTCCTGGTCCGAGCGGCCTTCCGATGCTATGGCAAGGCGCGCTGCCGATTACGCCAGGTCAGTCGCCGTACTCGGCCGCGATCCTGCAGCCCGTACCGGTCGATTGCCGCACGGGCCCAGTGACGATTCAGCTGCCGGCGCTCACCGACTCCTCGACGTGCGTCGTCGCGATCAAGGACTTGTATGGCGCGAGCGCGACCAACAACATCACGTTGCTCCCAGTCTCTGGGCTCAGTACCGTGGTCGAGCAGCCTGGCGCTCTAGGCACGTACGCCTCCACCGGGGTCATCGCGAGCAATGGCGCTGTCGTTTGGCTCGTGTCGATGTTCTCGATCAACGCATGGGTCATCTGGGTGCACTGAATGCTCGAAGATTACCAGCCTCAGACCGAGTTCGAGCGAGTCGTGTTGGCCCTCGTGAGCCGCGCAGAAACAGCAGCCATACGTGCCGAGGAATCCGCGAAGGCGGCCATGAATGCAGCCGTCGCCACGCACGCATGCGTCGACGAGATGCGTCTGGAGCTTCGACAGGCGGCCAGCAATGTAGCGACAGCGCGGCGCGAAGCCGAAGTGTGTGCGCTCCGCGCCGAAGCCGCCGAGGACTATGTGCGCGCAGCCACTCGGGAAGCGCGCTCTGTCGACCCGACGCCGCGAGAGCTTCCTAACTCCAGTATGCCTCCGTCGTCGAGCGTGCCACCAGTTCCAGAGGGCAAGTGACGCCCGAAGCCGACATCGCGCTCGCGGCGATTGTCGTCGCTATTGTGAGTGGCCTTGTTGCGACTGTGTTCGCGCTTTTCACGCTGCGTGTGCGCGACCTCGAAGAGAAGACAATCTCGCGGGAGCTTTTCCAAATTCACCAGAAGCACGTCGACGATCGGCTCGACAAGCAAGACAAGGCGCTTGAGTCTCACGGTGCCACGCTGCAGCAAAACACGAACGCCACCAACCGCGCGCTAGGCATCCTTGAACGTTTGGAGCGTAAAGCTTCACCACCACCTCGGAGCTACGGTGGATGAGTGTCGCACCCATTCGAGCCCGACGAAGCGCCGACCAAGCCCGAAGGATTTCGAGCGGAGCTACGCCTCATCGCAGAACGCGTACTGGCGTGCGAACCCGGTGACATTGCGGTCCTCAAGATGCTTCGGGAGTCGGCCACCAATTCGGACGCTGACATGGCTCGGTATCTATCGGCCTGCCACAAATTCGTCGAGCGGTTGCTCGGCTGAGATTCCTACCACACCATCGAAAGACAAGAGGCGATCTGATGCTCAAGCACTTCAATTTCGCAATCGGAACGTGGACGCTGCCATCGTGGCTGACGCTCATCGGCTCGACGATCAGTGCCGCAATCCTGACCTACGTCATGTCGGTGCCGCCTGGGACGCTCATCACGTCGCTGACGACTGCCGCGGGGTTCACGGCTCTTTGGCATGGAGCACTCGTCGCCGTACTCGTCGCCGTGGTCAACCTCGCCAAGACGCAGCTCACGCCGGCGGACGCGAAGGCGAAGGCCGCGCTCGCGGCTGCGGCCGTCAAGACGCTGACCACGCTGGTCATGACGTTCGCCTTCGTGCTTATGTGCGCAATCCTCGCTGGCTGCGGCTCATTCCTCAGTGCCTCACCGACGGTGCCTGTCACCCCAGCGAACTCCGCTCAGGTCAGTTCGTGTGAAGCGACGGCGACGGGCCACAATCTCGGAGCCATCGGCGGAATGACGCTGGCCGGCGGAGCCACGGTGGTGGGCGTCATCGACTCGCAGGAGTCGAACGCCAAGACGCAGCAGGCCCTCGGGTGGACGGCTGCAATCATCGCAGCACTCGCGGGCGTCGATACGCTGTTCACGACCATCGAGAGCGCGAACTACGCACAGAGCCAGTGCTCGGAGCTGCTCGGGCCCCTGCCCGTAGCAAAGGTGGCCCAGTGAGAATCCAGCAGCACACGGTCCAGCACCATGTGGGGGGCCGCAAGCGCCCCGACTTCGCCGCGCTCGCCGGCCATCACCGGATGGCGAAGTACATGACGCTGTCGACGCTACCGACGCCTCCGGCAAGCTTCAACTATTGGCCGCTCGCGAATCAGGCCGCGGTTGCGGATATCCTCGGCAACAACACGCTCGGCGACTGCACCGCGGCGGGCGCCTGTCACCTCGCGGACGTCTACTCGGCGGGTGGGGGCTCGCAGGCTGCAATGACATCGGCGCAGGCGATTGCGTTCTACTCGCTGTCGACTGGATACAACCCGGCGGACCCGAGCACGGACCAGGGGGGCGACGAGGTCACGGTGCTCACCGACTGGCAGACCAAAGGATTGGACGGCGCAGGCCTGCACGCGATCAAAGGTTTCGTGAGCGTGGACGGATCGAACGCGGCGCTCCTCTTCGCGTCCTGCTGGCTTTTCGGAGGATTGTACTTCGGGCTGGAGCTGACCGAGGCCATGGCCAACACGAGCGGCTCGGGCTTTCTCTGGGTGCCAGGTACGGCCAACCCGAACGACGGTCACTGCGTCGTCGGCGCGGGGGGCGACTCCTCGGGCAAGGGGCAAATCCAAATCAACACGTGGGGTCTTCTCGGCGGCTTCGAGATGGATGCCATCGCGGAGCTTTGCGTCGAGTCGGCGGGCGGCACCGTGTTCGTTCCCATCAGCGCCGAGTGGGTGAACGCCGCGAAGTCTGCGGCGCCGAGCGGCTTCGACTGGGAGCAGCTTGCCTCGGACTTCGACCTCGACCTCGGTGGGGCGGTACCTGTGCCTTCGCCGGTTCCGCCTCCCGCGCCATCGGGCCCCGCCACGCAGGCCAGCGTCAATGCGGCTCTCGCGGGCGCGTTCCAGTACGACATGATGACCAAGTCGCAAGCCGTCACGCAGGCGCAGGCCTCGGTGGCGGCCCTTACGTGGCCGGCGTGAAGCTCGACGCCGCGCTGCTCTGGGCTGGCTGCTTGGCCCTGACGTTCGCCCAGTGCAACGCCTGCCAATCGACACCATCCGCCGTGTCGCCGTCGACCATCTGCGCGGAGCTATCAGAAGCCGGTTGCCTGCAAATCAGCTCGGATTGCGCCTCGTCGATCACCGTTCAGCTTGAGGGCGGCGCCGGAGCCAATCCGCTACTCTCGACGGCCATCAACTGCCTCGCCGCGGGCGGGACGGTGCCGAGCTGCGGAGGGTGCCCGTGAGCCTCGATTGGAAAGAGCCTGGCACGTTCGACCAGTGGCGCGACCAGTTCGTGAACGCGCTCGGGTCCGCTGCGACGTGCGCCGACAGTCCTACGCACATCGTGGACGCGGCCGACATGATCGCTCAAGCCGCCGTCGAGCTGATTCAGCAGCGCGCGAAGGAAGCGGGGCGATGATCGGCCGTCTGTCAAGGCTCGACTACGCGCGCGATGCCGCAGCAGGCAAGACCGGCTTTACGCGCTGGCTTGCCTGGGCGATTGCGCTTATCCTCGGGCCCCCATGAATCCAGCCTACATACTCGCAGCCCTTCTCGCGTGGAACCCCGGTGGCAAGCAGGGGGCCAGAGGCTCCACGACGGATGCAGTTCTCACGGAATGGGCGACCGCCATCGCGGATGCCTGCAACCTTGACGAGGACGGGCGCAAGCTGACGCCGCTCGAGTGCCTCACGCAAGCGGCCATCGCCAGCGAGGAGACACGGTTTGCTCCGTACATCCTCGACGGATCGTGCAACATCCAGGGATGGCGCGCGCTGCACCATCTGGACAAGAAGTGCGACGGCGACAAGGCGTACGGACCATGGCAGGTCTGGCAGCCAGCGTGGGTCAGTGTCTGCCCTGCCGGCGGCGAGAACCCAGACACGCGTGACCCATTCATCAACGCGCTCGTGGCTAGACGCCTTCTGCTCAAGAACCCGCACGGCTGGATGACGTACGACGCCGCGAAGGCGAAGGCCGAGGCCTGGACGGCGACGCACAAGGAGTAGCGATGTGCACGTTTTCGATGATCGTCGATCAGTTGGGGCCGAAGATACCGGACATCACGTCGCCGAATCCGTTCGCGCCTTGGGTTGCGCCGCAACCTCCGATGTCGTTCACGCCGTACACGCACGAGCAGATCGAGGAGTGGCGCAAGTTCTTCGAGGAGGCCAAGGCAAAGCTCGCAGCGGCGAAAGCCGAGGACGAAGCGGTCGGCACGCCAGACTGCACGGACCCCGCGAAGCGCCCCATCCTAGAGCGGCTCGCGGAAATGGAACGTCGACTCGCAGCGATCGAAAAGGCCGTTGGCCTGAAAGGATAACCCATGCACTATCGAAACGGACGCGAAGCCAAGAACGGGGACCAAATCGTTTCACTCGGGCCTGACGGCAAGGTGCTCGGCGTCGGCATTCTCTACAACGCCGTGGCTGGCAACGACTACTGCAACGGGAGCCTTGCGCTGATTCCGGGCCCCGCGTACGCGTGCCTGGTCGACGCGTTGCACGTTGACGACCTCGCGGCCCTCCTCGCCGAGAAGGGCCTCGACAAGCGTCCGGCCGGCAAGTGACCGATTACGCCGTAGCACCCGCACGGGTCGGCCTCTGGCTCGACTGCGACACGATCGGCACGCTGACGCCGTCTAGGATCGCGGCTGCCATGGCGCATGTGCACCCGACCTACGGCAAGGTCCAAGGAATCGAAGGCTACAGCGAGCTTCCGAACGAACGCGTCGACGGGACCATCTGGACGGCCGACTCGCTCGCGATGGTCGTCGCTGCTGGGGCGCAAGCGCTCTGGATACAGCACCCACTCGCGCCGGGTTGGATACCGTCCGAGAACCTCGGGGCTATTCACGAGGAGCACGCGAGCGCCTACGCGGCCTCCTGCGGATTCCCGATGCCGATCCACGGCGGCGTCGACATCGAGGGCACCGCGGGGCCTTCGTACGGCTACGGGCTCACGTGGGCCACGAATCGAGTGCAGCGCGGCGGCAAGTGTATGGGCTACTACGGCTACCAGCTCGGGATGAGCCTCGCTGACTTCGCTGCGATGGCGAACGTCACGGCGTATTGGGAAGCCTTCAATCAGCCGCGCATCGGTGGGCGCGGGCCGTGCCTTGTCCAGGGTCCTACGCTCACGATCCCAGGCTTCGGCGCGGTCGACACCGACCTGATGGCGGCCGACCTGAAGGGTGAGCTTCCCATGGTCTGCCAAGCCGCCTAGCAATCGCGACCTGCACAGCAGCGTCAAGCGCCCCCACCTGGCTTCGGCTGGGTGGGGGCTTTCTGCTTTTGTGCGCCCTCTCGCCCGAAGTCGCCTAGGCTAGCACGTTGGGCAGGGGCGGCGATGCTCGTCGCAGTAGTCGCAGTTGCCTAAATGCTGGCCGCAATCCGGGCACTTGACCTCGGCGGACAACGTCTCCGCCCACGTGCGCCAGTGGACGGTGGACGGACACGGCGGGTCCGAATCGGGCCGGCCAGTGTAGGGCCGGTGGCACCAGGCGCAAGTCTCGTCGCTCATTCGCTCTCCCTTGCGCGCACTCCCGCGCCGTTCGTCCTTACTTTTCACCACGCGAAATCAAGATGACATCGGCGACGAGTAGCGGTCGCTGCCACTTTCCCTTTGAGGCGAGACCATTCTCGCGCGTGAATCGGTAGCTGCCACAATTCGAGCAGTCTTCGCGCGCCATACTGCCGAACCCGAACGCGACCATTGGCTTCGGGTGACGGCATCGCGCGAGGCGCAGCACGGCGGTGTGAATCATCGGCGTCCCGTCACGTCGAGCGACGAAGCCTCATCGAAAACGCCCGCAGAAGCGTTTGGCTCCGTCTTCGCTTCTGAAAGCCTACGCGCCTCATTCACAAGGCTGTAGGTCTTGTCGCACTCGGCACAATGCTCAACGCACGACGCGCCGGGGCACGCGCACCCGAGCGCGTACTGGTCGAGGCGAGCAATTGTCCTCGCGAGCATCGTACGCAAGGCGTCGCCGTACTGTTTCTGCGCGTCGGCAATCACCGTCCAGCGGTTCCGAGCCTTCGTCATCTCTTCGAGATCGGCTTCCGCCATAGCGAGCCTTGCGCGACTCTCGATTAGCCGCGTCTCGGTGCCGGCTAGAAGCTCTGGGCAGAACGCCTGGTGTTCGACGCCGCGCGCTGTCTTACGCCCGCCGCACGCATCGCAAACGAGGTAGCTCATGGCAACGGCTCCCATCGTCCAGGCAGCCAGTGAAGCGCCTCTCCGATGCCCCAATTCTTCCAATGCTCATCGCACCTGAGCGAGCGAACTATCACGCGACCGCTTCGCGTTCGACGATGCCTCGTAGGCCTCTGAGGGCAACGTCCGTCGCCACTCTCATGCTGGCATCGGCGGTGCTCAGTTTCGGTATGCGGGGTATCGACGCCGCACACGGGGCATGAAAACGTACCTGTCGGAACTGCACTCATGTCGCCTCCGTTTGCCATTGTCCTAAAGCCCCTCGCGCGTAAAACAACGCCCATATTCCCTACAGCGGTAGCCGCTCAGCGAGCCCAAACCCCGCACTATTGCGGTGTCCGCCTCCGCCGTACTTCTTGGCAATCTCCGAGACGTCCACGCCTTCGGGACCGCGCGACCGAAGCGAGTAGGCATAGATGCCGTCCGCTCGCTGGAACCATCCAAGGGCGAACGGGGCCGACTCCGCGAGCTTGCCGACTAGCTCTGAGATGTTGATGTACGGCGCATTCACGATCGGGATGCGGTAACCCTCGAAGTCGACCGTCCGGGCTTGTTCGACCATCTCCGATACGTAGCGGTCGACGAACGCGAGCACCGCTTCCCCCTTGTCGATGACAGCGGCAAGCGATAGGTCATTCAGTGCGCTCCACTCCGAGAACGAATCGCGCTTGCAGGCCGAGATCCAAGCGTTCGCCTCCTTGCTCTTGTCGAATTTCCACCGCCACAAGTCGCGGTCCTCCACGAAATCGATGAGCCACGGTCGTGCAGTCCGGTGCAGCAAATCCCATGTGAGGCCGGCGCCACTTCGATCCATGTCGAACGTGGCGAAGTCGAGCCCTTCGAGCGCGCCTGCGCCGTCTTGTGGTGGTCGAACACGGATAGTCCGGAAGCCTTCGCCTTCATGTCCAGCATGACGTCGCGCGGGTAGCTGAAGTCGACGACGAGCACCGACCGTCCGGTCACGTCGGGCGGTGCGTCGCCGTAGCTGGCTGGTAGGTACTCGGCCTCATCGCCGTACTTGAGCCACGCCGCCCACGCAGCGGTGTACCCGTCGATACAGTTCCCATGGTAGATTACGAGTCGCTTCTTCTCAGCCATGGCCTTTCCTTTCCTGCGTGATCCTACGGGTTGCGCGCATCACTTCGGGCATCGTCCGTACATCAAACCGCACCCCTCACACTCCCAGTGCGCCACGTAGGAAGGCGGCGGCGGTCCTCCGATTCGGTCTGAATGGCGGTAGCGCACTACACCGGAAACGCGTCCACCACATACGCGGCACGGCGCAGTCTCGGGAGCGTATTTACCGACCCTGCGTCTCTTATCCTCTTCGTCCGCACGCCGCTCTGCCATGTGCTTCGGTATCTCGCGAGCTATGCGCGCCACGTCCTCGGGAGTGAACTTGGGCAGCTTCAAGGTGTCTCCTCTCTCAGTGCGCGCATCACTTCGCCGATGACACCGACAAGTCTTCGAGTGCGCACGTCAAACCGTGTAGCATGTCTTCACTCCAGAATTCTTGTCGTAGGCGTTCCACCCGTCGCACGGCATCCGTCCGCCGTGACAGTCTCTTCAGTCTGCCCATTGGCATGCAGTTCGTGAGTGTCTAACCATGGACGCAGGCCGTCATCCAAACCGCTCCACGTGAAAGACGATCCGCACGGGCAAACGTACGTGGACGTATCAAGATCAACTTGAAGCTTTAGCGGTCCGGTCTCTCCCGCTCTCATGTTGCTCCGTTCCTTTCTTCCGTCTCCTAGTCGTCCGCGCGCATCACTTCGCCACATCCAGGCGCGCAAGGTTCGCCTGCTCCCGCGCCACACAAGACGCACGTCGGTTTGCACCGTCCGCCATGGCCAGCGGGCAGCCGGCAGTGCCGTACGTTGCGCTCGTAACAGGGAATGTCACTCACCATGCGCGGCTTACACCGCTCACATCGACAGATGCAGGCGCGCGTCTGGCAATGAATCCCGTTTAGACAGTGCCCCGTCATCTTCGTCTCCCTAGCGCGCGCAGCGTCGGCGCGATTAGCAGTAGCATTCCGGACATGCGTGATGGCCCGTGTTCGGGCAGCCGATCTCGTTCTCTTTCTCACACGGGACGGCCTTCATATCCTTGAAGCAGAGAACGCGAGCGCCAAGACACTTCTTGCAGGCGAGCCCGCGAGGTGGGCGCATGCGCTCGTTCATTCGAGCCACGATTCGAGCGGCCAGCTCGGGCGTGTCGACCATGCCAACGCACACGTCGTCAAAGTAGAGCGTGCGTCCCAATTTTCGTCCCACTCGCCACCTGGGAATCATCTAGCTCTCCCTCGCGCGCACTACTTCGGCCTTCGTGACGACGTGCGCTCACATGGCGGCCATGACGTCGTGGCGTCGATTGTGACGTGCACACCTTCGTGCCCGCGTTCCCGATGGCATCGCATCCGGTGGTTGTTCGGCGGCTCCGCGCGGTACGCCCACGACCGACACCGCGCAGCTTTCTTTGTTCGGATGACCATCTGACTCATCTATCTCTCCCTCGCGCGCAGTTAGACCGCCGATGCTCCAGACACTTGCGCACTGACACTCACCGGAGTGTAGGCGTCACACTTCCCGCACCTGGCGCACTTGTAAGGCGCGTGGTCGTAGTGCCGGTGCGGGATTGGGTCGTCGCCCTGACACTCGCAACGGTCGGGGTGCTCGTAAAAGCCGCGACCGCACCAGCTTAGCGCGCCGCCCTCGTTGTTGATTCGGTCTAGCCGTGCGTGGTCGACGTCCTCGGCTCGAATCTTCCCGATGGCGTCGTAAGCCCGAAGGACGACACGTACCCTTTCCCATTCCTCGTCTGATGGGCGCACCCCTGGTGTTTCCAATTCTTGGAGTCGCCCACACTCGTCGTTGAGAGCAGATAGGATGTCAGCGATGGCTTTCGACTTCACGTTGTCACCCTTCGTCCGTGTCCCGGTTCATCGCGCGCATCACTTTTGGGATGCTTCCGGCTTCGGAATACCCATCCGCACTTTGCGCAGAATGACGCATCCAAGGCACTTGCATCCGCGTGCGATGTATTGGCCCGTCTTCTCGTTCCCCAGCGTCCGCCATGCCTCTGCGGCTAAGCGGTCTGGTAATTCGATCGTTACCTTCACGGCGTCTCCTCTCTCAGTGCGCAGCGTCGGCGCGATGTTCCTCACGTATGCCCACCGTCTAAAACCTCGGAGGCGACGATCAGCGCCGGATCGTTTGAACCCTTGTGCTGCACGCCACAAATTGTCGATCCTGGAACATGCTCCATCGCACACTCGATTGCGCGCATTGCAGTTGGAGCCACAACGGCCAGCATCCGATTTTCGGACCACCGACGTCCCGCTGCCTCATCTTTCGGCAACGTGACCGTCACATGCCACACGTGCTGCCCCTTGAATACTTGAATGGCCATTTCGTGCCTCCTCTAGAAGTCCGCGCGCATCACTTCGGGGATGCTGGCGACACGTGCCCACCATTTTCGATGATCCGAACCGCGTCCTCTAACGCATGACCAGCCATCCGTCGGTCGCCATTCTTATATCGCTCCCACGAGGCGAGCGCCTCTGCCTTGAGCCAAGCAACGATGAGAGCCCGCTCGCTCTTCACGCCCTCATCGTACCCCGCCGCACGCATGATGCTCGGGACGTCTATCGGCGGTTGCTGCCCGACGTCCACGTAGATGACGGCGTTTGGCGCCAGTGTGCCTCGTAGGTCTGTCGGTTCATTAGCCATCGTGCATCCTCCTTCGCCTCGCGCGCAGCATCGGCGCGATTGTCGTTACACTTCCTCACGGTTCGCGAACCCATCAGTGTTCGGGCAAGTCTGCGAGTTTGGCCTGATGTGATTGTCGAGGATGCCTACGTACTTGCATTGGGAGCACCGCTCCAGACGAGGCTTTTTCTTTGGCCACGACAGGCCAACGACGCCGAGCACGATGGCGACCACGAGCAGAAACGTGAGGTACTGAATCGAGAAGCCTTGCATGGTCGCCGTCTCCTAGAAGTCCGCGCGCAGCCGCGCGGCAATTGTCACTACAGATTCTCACCGCCGTTGACCAGGATGATCCCCTTGGCTTCATAGGACCTAGCGCGCCTCTCGCGTTCTCGCGTTCCTCACAAGCTGCTCCACGGCCCCGCTCCGCGTCTGACCGCGCTGGCTCGCGATGGCGTCGAGTCGGGCAAGCGCCTCGGGACTCAGCGTCAGCGTCACCATGGGGCGCGTGCGCTTGGCGTTGGGGGTCGTGGGGGTGCCGGAGCGGGTCACGACTTCGATCGTTCGATTTCGATGATGCGAGCTATCTCGTTCAAAGCATCCCGGCGTGACCCGCGAACGGACGCCATCAACGTTCGGGAAGCATGTTCCCAGCCGACCGTAAAGCCTCGCCCGTCACTGTCGCGGCGAACGCGAACGTAGGCGCACTTCCCGTTGACGACAAGCTTGCGCGCGTCCCAGCCTGTCCATGTTTCTGACATGAGATAGATAGTACATGCGCCGTACGTACAGCGCAAGGGATAATCGTACGCGCTATGTCGATTTCTGCGGACGCGGCTAAGTGCGCGAAAAGGCTGGGCGCGCGCATGGCACTTACTCTACCGAAGTGCGTTTCTGCACTCGTCCAATGTGCGCTGAACGAGATAGTTGAACTCGGTTGGTCCGTCGATCAGGCCCCGTGCCATCAACAGTGTGGCTGCCGCGCTGTTCAGTGCGTCTCGAAGACGTTGCGTCTCCGCATCCTTCGTCTGCTCGATAATGACCTTGCGGACACGGTCATACAGCGTCTCGAAACCGAAGACGATCATTGTCCCGTCGCCACCATCGCTCTGCCGAGCTGGGTCGATGGTGCGTCTCACGAGTCGGTCAAGCTCTTCGTCCGTCATCGGGTGATCCTCCTGGTGCGCGCGCATCTGAGTTAGCTCACCCTCCCTAGTTGCTCTGGATGGCGACGGCCATGTTGGTGAAGTTCGACGTGCTGCCCGAGTTGTTGCCGAAGCTCGGCGTCGCGCTCCCGGTGAACGTGCCGGTTTCGAGCGTGGCCGAGTCGCAGTCGCAGGATCCCTCTAGGCCGTCCCAGTTCCACGTGCTGCCGAGCGCCGTGTAACCGGCGCCGGCCGACGAGGGATTGAATCCGTACGTGACCGCCACGACCAGCGACGGTACGTCGAACGTGAGGGTAGGCAGCACGTCCGGCTGCGTCCCGTTGCCCCCGCAGCAGTCCTCGAAGACGACGTTGGCCGACGAGCCGACCACGGGTAGCGGGCCGGTGCCCGCGATCTCGAGCACCGCGATCGTCTGCCACTGGTTCACCCCGTCGAAGGTCGATGTCACCGTGAGCCCGCCGGGCGCCGCCGGGACGCCCGTGGCGGCGAAGCCGAGCATCGCGCCGAAGTCGGGCGCGTCGGTAACCGAGTCGAACTGCGCGTACGAGTTCCCCGCGCCGTCGGTAATCGTGATGGGCGGCGGGGTCATATCGCCGTTGTTGTCCTCGGCCGAGAAGACGACGATCGTGCTGCCGGCGAGCACCGGGCCGAGGGTCGCGTAGATCGCCTCGTTGTTGCTGTTGCCCTCCGGCGGGCAGTCCCCGTCGCACTGGAAGGCCGCCCACTGCCGGACGTACGCCGCGACGCCACCGGCATCGGGAGCGGCGTCTGGGGCAGCGTCCGCCGTGGCGTCGACACCGCTCTCGGTCTCGCCCGCTTCGTCGCTAGAGGCCTCCGCCTCTGCCAGAGCATCTAGCGTGCTGGAGTCGCTGGCGTCACTCGAAGGGGCCGCGTCATTGGCATCGCTGAGCGCTCCATCGGTCGCGTCCGAGCCCGCCCCGGCGTCCGAGGCGTCCGATACGTTCGCGTCGGATGCGTCGGCAACGGCCGCGTCATTCGCGTCGCCGCTCCCGTCCGAGGCGTCGCTGCCCGCATCGTGCGCCGCATCGGTGCTGGCGTCGCTCGACGCGTCGGCCGCGCTGTCCGCCCCCGCGTCCGAGCTGCCGGCCGCCGCGTAGACACGCATCTGCCCGGTCGTCGTGTAGTAGTTCAAGCCGCCAGGCGCGCCGTACACGCGGATCGCAGTGCCCGTCACGGCCGGGAAGGTGAACGTGTAGGTCTCGAAGTTGACGCCGTTGTCGCCGCCGAACGCCGGGCTCGTCGTCACACCCGAGACGGTCGTCCACACCCCGCCCTGCTCGACCTGCACGGCAACGCTCGTGAACCATCCGCCGTTCCAGTACTGGATGCCCTGCTGGTAGACGACGCCGCCGAACGTCTGCGCGGTCGCGTAGGTGTAGCTGATCCAGTTCGCCGTCTCGGTCTTGCCGGTGTACGCGTTGAACTGCTGGGCGGAGTCGGTGGACCCCTGCGGCTCGAAGATGCCGTCGTAGATGACCGATAGCGGCCCGGCCGTCCCGAGCGCGGCGTGCGTCGGGGTATCGCCGAACGCGGCCGTCCCGCTTGCGGTGATGTCGGTGCCGAGCACCGCCTGGCTCTGGCTCTCGACGCGCTCTGGTGGGGCGGACGCACTGCAGCCGAGCAAAGCAGAAACGCAAACGGCGAGAACGCTCGTCTTATGGATCATCATCAGAAACCTCCCTGCAAGGTGAACTTAGAACGTCGGCACGTCTTCGTCAGCGTCACTGTACTCGCCGAAGCTCGGCGCCTCGAACGCAGGAGCCTCGAAGCTGGGAGCCTGCGGCGGCGGCCCGTCTGGCCACTCGGTCTCGCCAGCAAGCGCGCGCGCCTCTGGGGGCGGCGGCACGACGCCGGAGCGGATGCGGCGGGACCACCCCCTAGCTCTCGCAGCTGAGCGACGGTTGCCGGCGACATACTTGAGCTTGTCGGGCTTTGGGTTGTTAGCCGCGTAGGTCATGGCCTCAGCCAGGGCCTCTAGGAACTCGGGCGAGCACTGGCTCATTCGTTTGCCGGTGTAGTCGGGCCCACGGAAACTCTTCGGCGAAAAACGAATCTGCTCGTCACCGTACTGCGAGTCAAGATCACTGTCGCTAGCAAACAGTCCGCTCGCGGACTCAAGGTAGGCGACCCGATCTCGCAGGTCCTTGAAAGCCTTTCGCAGCGCGTCCTCGTTCACTCGGTCCTCTGCGCAAAACGAGAGGGCGTGGTGAGAGCACGTTCAATAGACCATCCTACAGCTAGCCGTTCGCAGAGCGAGCACGGCTGGATGCCAATGCGTCGAGCCCAATCACTTATAGTGAGACACTCTCCCCGGAATGAGATTCGACGATTGGTCGTACGATTGTTCGCCTGTTCTTTCTGCGTCGCCCATCGACAATTGCGCGACGTATAGTTGCCGTTAGTGTTGTTGCGCTCAAGCGTGTGTTTTGGAGATGGCTTGCGACCCATGTCGGTTAGGAAGTTCTGAAAGCCGGTCCGCCCAGACCATCGAGCGCAGACCTGGATGCCGCGAGCGCCGTATCGCTTGAAGCGCGATGAGCTTTCGATCTCGCAACGCGCGTGCATGTTTTGCCAAGCAGTGTACTCAGGCGTGGCCTTGCGACCAAGTGACTGACTAGGAGATTCGCCGTGCGTCGTAAGCGCGGCTCGTGCGGCTGCTATCTGATTCGGGTTGCCCATCACGCGACCTCCTTCGGCTTGAGCGCCCGGGGCCGACGTGGAGCCTTCGCAGCCCCGATCGGCTTGGCCGCAATGATACGCGAGACCGGGGACTCCCGGTAGCATTCCGCGATCTCTTCCTCAGTGGCCCCGCGCTTGCGGGCGAGCGCGAGCAGAGACTCCGCGTGCAGTCGTTCGCTGGAACTGAGCGACTCGCGTAGCTCCCGCCCGTCCGGCAGCGGCAGACGCTCTTGACGGGCCCGCTCCTTGATGAGGTCGAGGACGCGTTCGAGAAGCGGCTTCATGCGGTCGTGGCCGAGCACCCAGGCCTCGCCGAGCTGCTCGGGCGTGGCGGTCGCCAGCGTACCATCGACGGCCACGAGGTCGGGCAGCATCGAGCGGACGAGGGCCTGTTTCGCCGGGCAAGCGCCCGACGTGAGGGCCGGGCAGTACCGGCACCATTCGCCCTCGTTGACGTCTGGCGTGCCTTTGGCCAGGTAGACGCGCTTTGCCTCCTTCGACGCCGCGAGCGCCGCCTCAAGCTCATCGAGGAAGCCGTCGAAGTCGAAAGCCGTGTGCACCGCCGAGTCGTTCCAGACCTTGCCGCTCGTCTTGACGCTCGAGATGCGAAACTCGACCTCGGGCGCGTCGTGGGCCAAGTGCACCGCGCTCGCGAGCATGAGGCCCTGGCCGTTGTAGGCGGCGGGCTCGACGTCTAAGAATCCTGTCTTTATATCCGTAATCCTCGGCCTGCCGTCGACGTCGTTCCCGAGAATGTCGATGCTGCCAGGCACGTCCCACTCGCCGAGCGGGCCATCCTTCTCGTATTCGCGGCCGATGTCGACCCCGATGAAGCGCGCGGTGCGCTCGCGCACGTTGACGATGTATGAAACTTCGCACGAGATGTCGCTGAGGTCGCCGCCGATCTTGTGCCAGTCGATCGCGGCGCATGTCTCGCGCGTGGCCGGATCCTTCACGGCTTCGAGTGCGCGTGCGACTGGCGTGCCGGTGAGCACAGCCTTGCCGTATCGGTGGATGACGGTGCCGCGGACCGCGTGCGGGCTGTCGCTGTCGGCGTGGCTGAAGGCTAGCCAACTCGGGCACATGAGGGTGCGCGTCGTCGCGCTGGCGGAGCCGTTCGGGTATCTCACGGGCCCTCCTTCAAAGCGGTCGCAATCATATTGCAGATGTCGCGGTCGTGAATAGCAGGAAGCGCCTCGACGAGGAGGCGCTCTAGCACGATGCAGCGGAGCACGAGGCGCCGCGTGCGTGGGTCATCCGCGAACCCGTCGTCGACCATCGAGTCGTCTTCGAGCGGGGCGGAGATGACGGCGGTCATGACCAGCGCCCAAGTGGCTTATCAAGCGGTATGCCGCGTTTCAGTCGAGACCACACCGTACCCTTGTCGAGGCCAAAGCGATCTGCCCACGCTTGCATACAAAGAGTCTCGCCACGGAACGTAATCATGCGGTTGTTCCGACGATTTCGGTTCTGCTCTGACGACGTCGCCCAGCGCACGTTTCCCGGCTCGTAGTTCCCGTTTGGGTTTGGATGACGATCCAGAGAATGCCATGGGCTGGGTCGAGGGCCAACGGACGCGTAGAAAGCCTCGAATGAACCCATCCAGCTGGAGCAGACACGAATCCCACGGCCACCATACAGATGCCAGTACTCGTGCGTAGAACGAGTACACCTGGCCTTCATACTATGCCAGGCCGAGTACTCGGGTGTCCCGTACATGCCGTGAGTAGTCTGCGAGTGGGTCATCGCGCAAGCGTCCCCTGCTGCGCGCCACCGAATGGGATCGGAGGTTCCTCAGGGCCGTCATACGAGTCACCGCGCTGATTCGGCGGGAGGTACGGCTTCGTGTTCGCGGGCGGCGCCGTGGTCGAGGCGGACCCCTTCGGCTCGTCTTTCTTCTTCGCGCCGAGGGTCAGATTGTAGAACGTCCGAAGCTCTGCCCCCATGGCCTCCGGCGCGTCCGCCGAGAACTTCCCGATGAGCGCGTGGACGGCCTTCTTGTCCTCGGTCTTGCCCGACGCCGCTGCGTCGGTGACGGCCTGCTTGAGCACGTCGGCCTCGGCCTGCCAGTCGCGCGCCGCGACCTGCGGAGGCGGAGCGCCTGCCGTGACGACTTCGCCCTGCATCTCGTCCTCAAGCTCGTCGATGGTAGGCAAACCCATGGTCGCGTCGGGAAACCAGATGTCGGCCGCTTCCGATCGGGCGCGAGCCTGCATCATGCGCCGAGGGAACTTCTCATAGTTGGAGTCGGGCTTCACGACCCCCATACGCTTCGCGTCTTCGATCGTGAACTTGACGAGCTGTTCGGGCGAGCCCTTCCGTTTGACCTTCCACGTCGCGTGCGTCGTGTCGCTCGAGACGTGCTCGAAGATTTCGCACTGCGGGTGACGCAGGACGAGCGCCTGCTTGAGCGCCGCCGAGAGGCCGGTGCGCCCGTAGAGGTCGTAGACGTGCTGCATCGCGATGACGGCAGGAATGCCGAGGTTGCGCCCGGTCATGAGGCGCATGAGAGCCTGCTGCTCAGTGAGCTTCGCTGCGCCCTTCGGCGCCCACATGCCCGAGTCGGAGATGATCTTCGCGAGGCTCATCGCGTGCTGAAAGTCGTTCGGTTCGAGCGCGAGCGCGAACGAGTTGTCAGGCGTGGTCTTCGCGAGCGCGACGCTCGGACGGCTCGGGTCGTCGTGGCTGTTCGGCGGAGTCGTGGTCATCATGATCTAGCCCTCCTACAGGCCGAGAGAATGTAACGCCTCATTCGAGCGAATGCAAGATTATTGCGATGCGGTCGGGTCCGCGAGTCGACGCCGTTTGGCGTAGCGCTGGACCGCGGTGCGGGCGAGCGTCTTGAGCGGTTGTCCCATCCCCCATCGATAGATGCTGGACTGAGAAACGCCGAGCGCCTCGGCGAGCTTGCCGACGCCGCCGGCAGACTCTGCGAGCTGGAGCCACGCGCCCTCGAGCGACGTCTTGCGGCTCATGCGGACACCAACGCAAGGCGCGGTTTTGTATAGCGGTCGAGGTAAGCGCCGACGTCTGGGCGCCCTTGTCTCTCAAACAGACCCACGAGTCGATTACACGCGCTATGAACAAGCGCCCGCGGGACCCCAGTGGCGTGGTCATGGTCGCGGTGCACGGAGTCACCGCGGTTTCCGTGCGGCCGCATGGGCTTGCCGCAGCAGGCGCAAAGCCCACACTGAGATTCCCACGCAGCCTCGAATGCCTCACGAGTCCAGCCGGTACGTTTCTCGATCTGGGCGTAACGGTATCCGTTCGCCTCGCGACGGGTCTTGTCGTGGCTTCGAAGATGAGTCTCGCATAGAAGTGGACTACCGAGCTTGCGATTCTGCAAAAACGCATTGCAAACCTTGCAATACGGTGGGCGCGGCCTTTTCGTGTATGGCCGCTTCGGCTTCCGCATCTTTGCCTTCGCCTCTTCGGAATGAGGACGACCAATCCACGGGTGGTGCTGCGAGCGATACTCAGCACGCGAGGCAAGAAAGAGATGGTCGATGCGAACGCATGCCCTATTGCGGCAGCGCCATAGAAGGACGAGCCCGTGCGGAATTGGCCCAACAGATACGCGCCAAGCTACACGATGATTGTGTGTCTCGCGCTTTTCGCCAGGAATGCTAATCGAAATCGTGCCGTACCATTCCAGGCATTCCCCTACCGACACACAGTCGACCGAGAGGCGGTGCCGCGCGACAGCAATCCGTTCGTCTGGCGTCATCGCTTGCGGTGCGCGCCCAAGAAGGTGAGAGCAGTCGCCGGGACAAGTTTCGGGCACTTGCGCGTGTCGCATGGCGAATCAAGCTAACGCACGATTCAAATATTGACAACGCGAAAGCGTCGTGGCAGCGTGGCCGGCATCCTCGGAGGCGACCATCCCATGAGCAAGACTCCCGACCAGAACGACCGCGGCGTGCGCGAGTTCGCAGCCCAAGAGCCGAAGGCCTTCGGCGTCATCTTCTCACAGCTTGAGGACGGGCAGCTGCAGCTCGACGCGACCGCGCGCCTGGCCGAGCTTTGCGCCGAGCTGTCGCGCCAGGCGGACGCGACGGGCGGCAAGGTCAAGGGCTCCTTCACGCTCAAGATCAAGATCGCCGCGGAGCGCGGAGGCGTCGTCGACATCGACTCGGACATTACCATCGTCAAGCCCAAGGCGCCGCGTCACCGCAGCGTCATGTGGCTGAATGCAAAGGGTGCTCTCTCGAACGAGAACCCGAAGCAGCTCTCGCTCGGGGTGCGCGACGTCTCGAAGCCTGCCGAGGAGAAGCCGCGCGAGGCGCCTGCGGTCAAGACCGCGGTGGCGCACGACGCGGCGACCGGCGAGCTTCGGTAGGAATCTTCAAAAAAAAGAGAAGCAGCCGGACGCGTCCGCGAGCCTGTGGTGGGTCATCGCGGGCGTAGTCCGGCACCATTGAAAGAGAGACAGCCATGACGACCGAAGCGCAAGCCATCGCAGAGTTGCAGAAGAAAGCCGACCAGCAGCCGCACACCGTTCTCGTGGGAGACGAGGATCACACGGTGCAAGTGCTCATGGTGCCCAACGGGGCCGGAGGCTGGGCACCGAATCACGTGAAGCAATTCACCGAGCCGTACCGCAAGGCGCCCGAGCGTCGCCGTGGGACCGCCGTCCTCACGGACCTCGTGAGCTTTATCTCACACGTGAAAAGATTCGCAGACACCGACTCGGTCGTCTTCGCCGACAAGTCGCCGGCATCTCCCAAGCTGACGGCCGTTCTCGACTACCACAAGACGGGCGCCGCGGGCGATCCGCGCTTCGGCACGCACCGATCGGTCTACACGTTCCCGCTGTCTGACGAGTGGAAGGCCTGGGCGGCGCAGGACGGCGTCGTCATGAGCCAAGTCGACTTCGCGGCGTTCATCGAGGAAAACCTTGCGGACGTGGCCGATCCTTCGAGCGCCCTCGACGGTGCCAAGAAGTTCTCGGCGCTCATGTCGTGCGCGTATGCTTCGGCCAGCGCGCTTCTCGAGCTGTCGCGCGGTCTCACGGTGCACGTGGGCGCGAAGGTCGCGCAGCATGTGAACCTTCAGACAGGCGTGGGCAAGGTCACATTCGAGACCAAACACGCCGATGAGAGTGGGGCACCCGTGAGCGTGCCTGGAGCCTTTCTCATTCAGATCCCCGCCTTCAAAGAGGGACCGCTCTATCAGATCCCAGCGCGCCTCCGGTACCGCGTGAACAGCGGCAACATCACCTGGAGCTACGACCTCTACCGCGCGAGCGCCGTGCTCGACCACGCGATTCAAGAGGGCTGCGACACCGTGGCCGAAGGGACCTCGCTGCCGGTACTGTCCGGCTCGCCCGAGTCGTGAGTCGTTGCGGCAAATGCCGCAGGCCCATCGTGCGGAGCCGAGGCAACCTGCCGCGCGAGGCCTGCCGGTGCCATCCGCGGCGCGTGCCGCCGCTTACGCGGCTCACCGTTCGGATGTGCATGGGCAAGGTGGACAGGCGCAAGCTTTGGGTACGGGCGCTCGAGGCGAGGCGCGATGTCGCAGCCGAATAGCATCGACGCGCAACTCGGTCTCTTCGCCTCAACCGAGACGCACTACATTCTCGTCCAGTACGAGAGCGCGACGATCCATCCGTACTTCGGAACGCCGTGCCGTTGGCAGAACACGCTCGACGCGAAGGACGAGGCCGAAGTTCGCGCGTACGCGGCTGCGCAAGGCTAGACCGTGACCGTCACGGCGGAATGAGGTAAGCTAGAGCCATGCCTATGATCTGCGTTACGTGCGGAGACTCTCTCAGCGAATGCGTCGAGCAAGGCTACCAGCCGTGCAAGAGCGGTAAGCACCCGCAGTTGCGCGCGGAGCTTCAGCGCGTGTACTCTCATAGGTGGCCGTCATTCACCGACGGACCGGAGCGGTTGCAGTGTATGAACTGCGAAGCCTTCGCCGACCGCCAGCCCGACGGCTCCTACCTCGCGCGCGGCCAGATCAAGAGCTTCGACGTCTCAATCACCATCGGCGGCGTGAAGGCGCCTAATGCGAAGCGAGTTGGCGACCTCGTGGCAGCGGAGTTCTCGAAGCCCGTCCCGCTAGCCTACGAGACGAAGCAGAACGTTTCGAAGTGCGAGAAGTGCGCGACGCCGATCTTCTGGCACTCCGGCCAGTGGCTTGACGCGTTCTCGGAGAGATTCGGCGACGCCGTCTGCCACGCCATGCCGACGCATCATCAGCCGCTCGACTTGAGCGAGGACGCCCGAGAGACCACGTGCATGGCGTGCGGCCTCACGATTCACCGATACGCTGGTGGCCTATGGTACGTGCGCCATGGTGATGGGAGCGCGGCTGATCCCATTCGTACTGACGCGAAGTGCCGCGCCACGCCCGAGCAGAAGGCGCACCCGCTCATGCTGAAAGACGTGGTCGAGAACCCGAAGCTTCTGGCGCCGAAACCGTGCGACCACCGAGCCGGCGTCGTCATGTCCAACGGCGAAGCGCGGTGCGCGGGCTGCCATCTTCTCGTCGGTACGGCCATCAAAAATCAGGAGCGGCTCTACGACCAGTTCGGCGAGATGCTCCGACACGCCGGGCAATACCCCGAGAAGGTGCTCGCGGAGTTGCTCTCAGCCGATCCGCTCACGACCGCGCTGAGTAAGCAGGTCGCGCGCCGCCTTCTCACGCCGCGAGATCCGTTCCCACTGCCACCACCCGAATACGGAGTCGACATGTCCCCATTCATCAAGACGCCGGGCTTCGGCGAAGCGGTCCGCCACGCAATCGAAATGATCAAGCCAGCCACGCTCTCGCTCGACGAGATGATGCTGTCGGCCGGCTATGTGCCGAAGGCCGACGTGGTCAAGCTCGCGCATCAGCTCTCCGAGGGCGCGCTGCGTCTCGTTCAAGAGCGCGGAGACGAGCTGCAGACCGTCAACGACGAGATGCGCGCCATCAAGGCCGAGAACTCGGACCTGCGCCGCAAGGTCGAGCGACTTGAGCGCCGCAAGTGAGATTCAAGAAGACCGAGCCGCGCACCGTTGAGCAGCGCGACTACCACTCGTCGACCGTCTGCGACTTCTGCGGTGCGCGCAAGGTCGAGCGCATGCGCTACTGGCCAAAGCCCATCCAGCAAACCGACTCCGAGGTCGAGCTGTCGGCGAAGCTCGGTGACATTTACGACGACGATGACCGCAATCTCGAAGCCTTCGACTGCTGCCCGGACTGCTGGCAAAAGAAGGTCAAGCCGGCGCTGCGGGCGCTTCTCATGCCGGGCCACGAGATGTACGAGCATCGCTGGGGGCCGTACCACGACTCGGAGCGCTACCCGATCGATCCGGTGGAGCCGTGAGTGTTTCGATGTTCGATGTGCAGTTTGGCACCGGCAAGGTTCTGATTCCTCTTCGTATCGAGGCCGCGACGTGGTTTGACGCGCGGGCGTACGGGGCGCAGTGGCTCGGCGTCGATACGATGAACGTGCTCTGCCGGCCGTCGCAGCCGGGCTACCGGGCCGCCATCGCACTCGAGTGGCGCGGTTCAGATTACAACGGCCAACGGCAACTCTGGATGCGACAACGCGACAAGCGCGGCCGCTGGCGTCCGTGGGTGCTCGCGTGACGTACTTCTGGGCGACGCTCTGCCTTCTCACGTGGACCTGGATCGCGGCGGGCCTGTTCATTCGCTGGCGCATCGAGCGCAATGTACTGAAGGCTTACGGGCTCCTCCTCAACGTCAAGCCTGGGCGATGGGAGAGCAACCGGGCCGTACGCGCACGCATGGTCAAAGTCGTGGCTGGCATTGCCGCGCCGTCGCCTGAGGCGCGCGCACGGTGGGCCGCTGCGATGACGCGTCGCCCGGAGGACCGGCCGAATTGACCTACCGAGCCCACTGCCTCGGGGTCCGACTGCGGCGCGCGCTCAGGAAGCGTCCGCGCTATCCGCTCATCAACGGCGAGTACTACAGCTACTCGAGCGTCACGATTACGATCGGCGGCCAGACGTTCGCCGAGGTCGGTTCAATTGACTACAAGGCGACGCTCGACGTGGGTGCGCCATCGTCGCGCAGGCTCGCAATGCGAGAGCAGAGGCTCACCCAGAAAGGGCTCTCCATCCCATGGCCGAAGTAGACCAGGAGCCCGCCGGCTACCGCTGCCAGTGCGGCCACATCCGCCTCGAGCACGTCACGGGCGGCAAGCTCTGCATGGTGACGGGTTGCGAGTGCAAGCGGTTCCGTGCTAGTCCCTCTCGCGTACAGGCTCCCATCGAGCCGACGCAAGAGGACGAAAACATGACTGTTCACGCAGTACCGAGAGACGAGTTCAACCAGACCGAGCCCAGCGAGTTCGTGCTCGCCAATGGCAGCGACGAGCCCGAAGCGAGCGATGAGGTCGACGGAGACGAGACGGAAAAACCGAGCGTTCTCGAACGCATCGCGGAGATTCGGCGCAACAAGGAGGGCGTACTCAAGGAGTTCGCCTCGCAGGAGGCGGCGCTACTCGACAGCGTGCGCGCCAAGCTCGCGGTCGCGCGGCTCGAAGTCCAGCGGCTCGAGGACGCCGAGGCCGGGATCTTGGAGGCCATGGGCGCCGACAAGCCCAGCAGACAGGCGCCAGCAGTCAAGGCCGCCGCGACCCGCAAGGCGCGCGCCGCCAAGCCCGCGGCAGACGGCACCTTCCAGGCCAAGCTCGTCTCGTGGGTCGTCGCCCATCCCAAGAGCACGCTCGACGACATCGCCCAGGCCTTCCCGAAAGAGAAGCGCGCGACGATCTCCTCGCGCCTCTATCTCGCGAAGAAGGCCGAGACGCTCAAGACGACGGGCACGCGCGGCTCGATGAAGTGGAGCGGAGCGTAGTAGAAGCCCGTTGACGCGATCGCGATGACGTGACAGGCTGCGCGGACCCGTAGGAGGGCAAGCTCACCATGAGACTCAATCACGTCATCGCGATCGAAAAGGGCGTCAAGAATCAGAGCAACGTCGAGATCACTGCGGCCTACCACGAGCTGCAGAAGGTCGCGCTGTTCAGCGGCATCGCGCGCACGTACGAACCGAAGGACGAGGACGGAGACAAGTTCCCGCCCGAGCATCAGAAGGTCCAGCGGCTCGCCAACGATCTGCTCGCGTTCACCGCGACGTCGATGAGCAAGTACTGGGACATCACGCTCACGAAGGACCGGGCCAACTGCGACGCGCGCGCCAACGTCACCGTCGACGGCAAGGTCATCCTGAAAGATGCGCCGGTCACGTTTCTCATCTTCCTCGAGAAGCAGCTCGGGGACCTCTCGACGATGGTCAAGAAACTGCCGACGCTCGACGCGGGCGAGACCTGGAAGCACGACGCGTCGACGAACGCCTACGCGACCGAGTCGAGCGAGACCATCAAGACCAAGAAGGTGCCCAAGGCCTTCGTCAAGGCGCAGGCGACCAAGGAGCACCCGGCGCAGGTCGAGACGTTCACCGAGGACATCGTCATCGGCAAGTGGCGCACGGTCAAGTACAGCGGAGCCATCCCTGCGCAGCGCATCGCGGAGATCCTCGAGCGCATCACCAAGCTCCAGGCGGCCGTCAAGTTCGCCCGCGAGGACGCCAACTCGATCGACGTCCAAGACCTTCACATCGGAAAGACGGTCTTCGACCACCTCTTCGAGTGACAAGATTTGCAGCGCAAGCTCAAGCTGACACGCAAGTTCAGGGTTTCTAAGCTGGAGGTTTCAGGTTCGAGTCCTGACCGGCGATCCGAGAGGTCGACACGACGTCGCTCCCCCGGGTCGCCGGAAGCTCAAAGGACGAGCGCCAGTAAGCGCCCAGTGACTCTCAAGCTCTCTGCTGCCAAGCTCAAAAGAATCGCAGGAAGCGCAATCGATCGGTGTGGAGCAGTTTTTGGTATGCGCCGGTGCAATTCCGGCAGAGCCAGCGGAGCGGGCGAACACGTCGCCTTCTGCGCTGGCTCTTAGCTCAGTTAGCAGAGCAGCCATCGTAACGATTGACTCCGCGTCTCAAGTGGCGTGCGCCTCTGGCAAAAGCGAGAAAACAGCTACCGATGGGGCGGGCCAGGCTAGTGCCCGCCTCGTCCCTTTTTGTAGGAGGCACTTCTCATGGCAGCTGCCATCAAAGAGTGGACGAACGGCGTTCTGGTCGAGGCGTCGGCGCGCAAGCAGCTCGAAGAGACGGCGAGCCTCCACATCGTCTGGCCGCACCTCGCGGTCATGCCGGACGTTCACTGGGGGATGGGCTCGACTGTCGGCTCCGTCGTGCCGACGCGAGGCGCCATCATCCCGGCCTGCGTGGGCGTCGACCTCGGGTGCGGCATGTCGGCCGTGCGGACGTCGCTCTCGTCGTCGGCTCTGCAGGATAACGGCCAGGCCATTCAAGACGCGATCGAACGCGCGGTCCCGCACGGGCGCACCGATGACGGCGGGCCCAACGACCGCGGGGCCTGGCGCAACGTGCCGGACGACGTCGCGGCAACGTGGGCCGGCCTCTTCGAGACGTTCGCGACCCTGCCGCAGGCGTCGCAGAAGCTCGACACCAAGCGGCAGGCCCAGCAGCTCGGGACGCTCGGGACCGGCAATCACTTCGTCGAGGTCTGCCTCGATGAGGCCGATCGCGTGTGGGTGATGCTTCACTCGGGCTCGCGCGGGATCGGTAACCGCATCGGCTCGACGTACATCGCGGCAGCGAAGCGTCGCTGCGAGCGCGACGGCGTGCAGCTCCCGAACAGCGATCTCGCGTGGCTGCCGGAGGGCACCCCGGAGTTTTCCGAGTACGTCGAGGCGGTCGGCTGGGCGCAGAACTACGCTCGGCTCAATCGGGAGCTGATGCAGATCCACGTCCTCTCCGCGCTCCGCTCGATGTTCCCAGACATGGGCGACAGCTGGGCGGTCGTGTCGTGCCATCACAACTACGTCGCGCGCGAGCGGCACTTCGACGAGGACCTCTGGATCACGCGCAAGGGCGCGGTCTCCGCGAAGCTCGGGCAGCTGGGAATCATCCCGGGCGCGATGGGCAGGCGGAGCTACATCGTGCGCGGCAAGGGCAACCCGGAGAGCTTCGAGACGTGCAGCCACGGGGCTGGGCGCGTCATGAGCCGAGGAGCCGCCAAGAAGGCGATCACGCTGGAGCAGCACGCCGAGGACACGGCCGGCGTCTTCTGCCGCAAGGACGCCGACGTGCTCGACGAGAGCCCGCGGGCGTATAAATCGATCGACGCGGTCATGGCGGCGCAAACGGATCTTGTCGAGGTCGTGCATGTCTTGCGGGCCGTCGTGTGTGTAAAAGGCTAAAATGAGCGCATGCATTCATGCATGACAGACGCCCGCGCAGCAGGCGCAAGCAAGTACTTTACTGGCCGGCCGTGCACACGCGGTCATCTCTCGGTGCGGTACGCCCAGAGTGGGTGCTGCCTGGCCTGTCAAGCGTTCCTGCAAAAGCGGGACAGGCGGACCCCGAAAGGTTCAGCCCGCAACAAGGCTTATGTGCGAATGCTTCGCGAGGAGCGGCCATGGTATTTGCTGTGGCAGTCCGCCAAGGCACGTGCCAAGGAGCGCGGCGTACTGTTCACGCTAACCGCCGCTGACGTACAAGCGGTGTGGCCTTCAGACGGGAGATGCCCAGCGCTCGGTGTCGAGCTACGTAGGAGCACCTCTGGAGACCATCGCTATGCGCCAGAGTCTCCTTCGATTGACAAGATCGTTCCTCGGCTTGGATACGTGCCCGGTAACATTGCCGTGATCAGCATGAAGGCGAACCGTCTGAAGCACGACGAAACGTCCCCGGACGCTCTGCGCCTCGTCGCAGACTGGATCGAGCGCGTCTGCGTGAAGGGCTAAACTTTCCCCTTGCGCTCTTTCCAGAGCCGTGCAAGGCTCAACCCGTCATGACCAGTCGCCCGACACGAATTGCAGGCAGGACGCATCGGCAGTACGCCGAAACGTCAGCCTGCGCCGCGTTTGGCGATAAGTCCAATCCGGTGTGGGCCATGTAAGCGCGGGCTCCTTTCGACTTCAACCGAGCCCGCGCCTCTCAGAGACCGCGGGCTCTTTTCGTTTCTGCATCTCGATCAGCACAAGGGTATGTGTGGCGCGTTGTAACCGCGTTGTCTTTGACGGAGCCGTTCGACTCGGCCGGGGTGCACGGAGGACAAGACGATGAAACTCAAACCGCAGGCGCTCGGAGCGCACAACCGAGAGGAGGCGTAACTCAAGCAGCAGAGACCGAGCTTTTACCTCGCGTGATCTCCGTGCAAGTCGGAGCGCCTCCACGACACGCGCGATGCTGATGTATCGGTTCGCATAGCAGATTCTTACTCTGTCCGGCTCGGTTCGATTCCGAGGCATCGCACTCACTGGGGTCCGTCTTGGAGACCGACAACGCTCTGAACGTTGCGCGCGAGAGTCCGATTCTCTCGACCCCATCCACGACGCACAAGGCGTCGACGTTCTTTGAAAACCTGACGACCCCTCGACGCGCACTTCGGTGCGGCGGTCCCGGTCGACGACACGACGCGCGAGTGAAGTAGCTCGCGCACTTTGCAGGGAAGGCCAAGTGGTGAGCCGAATAGCTGTTAACTATTTGCGAGCGGGTTCGAGCCCCGCCCCTGCAGCGAACGCCCAGAGGTTCCAGCGAACAGCACCGTTTCGTATTCGGTGCAGCTCGAGGCAGCATCGAGTCTGGGCTCCACGTCGCATTCGTCTAGCAGGCCCAGGACGCCAGATTCTCAATCCGGCAACACGAGTTCAACTCTCGTATGCGACGCCAGGCCTCGTTCGTCTACCAGCTAGGATGCTGCGTTTTCACCGCGGCGAAGCGGGCGCGACACCCGCACGAGGCACCTTCGGCTGACGCTTCCTTGGGGCATGTCCGAGCCGCGAGAGCAGATACTTCTTCACGGCGTTGTCTGACATACCAAGTCTTTTGGCGACCGCTCGGTAGCTCGTCATCGAGACTTCGATGGCCAACACGTCCGCTGGCGGCCAGACGATCTTCTGGTGGCGTCCTCCGTCACACTTGGCGCATCTAGTGGATGAGCGAAAGATGGGATTTCCGCAGTCCACACATCTATTCTTCGGCCTAGAGTAACGACCCTTCAAAGCGTTTCCCGCAAAGTTTTTCGTCTGCGAGTGACAGTTCGGGCATAGAATTCGGAGATTCAAAAGACGATTGTCTGTCGGGCACCCGTTGACATGATCCATCTGCAGGGTCAGCGGCTCGTCATTCCACACCGGGCCGAGACCGCACATCACACAGCGTTCCTCAAGCAGTCCCTCTCGGATAAGGCGACGACGTAAAGTAGGACCGCCAGTGCCAGACGCGTTCTCTACGAGAAGCGATGAAGTCGGGCGCTTCTTTGGGTCAACGGATCGACCATGCGCCTTCCCAACGAAGTGGAGCGTACTCAAGTGCAGACGTCGTATATGACAACTGATGTTTGCGTAGTTTCCTGGGCTGACTGACAGCCCGAGCGAACGAAGCACGTCCGACTTCGTTACGCAGGCCGCCACGGCGTGGCGTAACTGGTCGTCAGACCATCGTCTCTTAGACATTGACTAAATGTACCGCACTGACGTAATGCGTGTCAATCGGCTTGCGAGCGAGTGGGGTCATCGCGGCCCACTGAAAATGGGCAGAATTCCGTTCAACTCGGAAGCAAGCCACCGGAGCCTAGCCTAGCAGTCCAGGCACTTGTTTCGGGAACAAGACCAGGCGGGTGCGACTCCCGCGGCTCCGACCAGCGTGTAGCAAAGTGGCCATGCACTCGCTTTGGGAGCGAGAGACGTCCGTCCGAATCGGACCACGCTGACTGTATGGTGTTCGTGTTGTAGTGGTCTGCATGGCTGGATGTGACCCAGCCGGTACGGGTCCGATCCCCGTCGAACACCCTATCTGCTCGTCCTGCCGGACGCAGGCGACTCGCTCCTATCGAGTTCGTGCTGGGTCCGACTCCCAGCGAGCAGACAAAACGTTTGCCGTCATTGTGCCACTGGCTGTGGCAGGCCGGTTGTCTCCCGGTTGAGCCGGATCGAAACCGGATGGCGGCGCCGCGTGCGCCTCAGGTCATGGTGACCAATTTGGCTCCAAACCAATAGGCGTCGGTTCGACTCCGACGGGGCGTGCCACGGGCTGTTCGTCCAACGCGAAGACGCTGCTCTTGCAAAGCAGAGATGAGGGTTGAACTCCCTCACGGTCCACAATGCCGTTCACGCCGTGGAGGCGAGCAGCCGTTGGTATCGGTTGCGATGGGTTTCGATCACCCAGAGCGGCTCCGCCGATTCGTCCAAGGGACAGCGGGAGCTTGTATCTCCCTCGGGCCAGGGCAGTACTGGCAGTCGGCTCTAGTTGCGGGTGACGCTCAGCAGCGGGTGCGCCTTCCAAGCGTTACCGACCGTGGGCAGCACACGGCATCCGCTCCACGCGGGGTATTCGGAAAGTGACGAGGCTTGAGTGCCACTCAAGCATTGCCGGAGCATTACCGGCACCCCGCTCGAGTGAGCCCATGATCAAGCGGTCATCGTGCGCAGCAAACGCACGCGGCTCGGTGCGATTCCGAGTGGGCTCTCCACGCTCTCGTCCTGGCAGCCAGGCATGCCGCTTCTATCGGCGTTGGCTCCGTGCAACTCGGAGCGAGAGCACCATCTGCCTGTCCGGTGGATCCGGGCCAGTCCCTCCGAAGGATCGGTTCGCGGTTCGACTCCGCGCAGGCAGACAACTCGGGCTCGCCAGTGGACCTGGCGGAGACGCTACGAACGTTTCTTGCGAAGATTCGATTTCTTCCGAGCCCACTGCAGCGTGGAGAAGTGGCCTATCTCGCGTGGCTCATAACCACGAGACCTCTGGTTCAAATCCAGACGCTGCTACGCCGGCGCCGCGTGGCGCGAAGCGGTTTTCATACGACCGCGACGACGGTCCGATTCCGTCCGCCGGCACGACCTCTCGCGAGTGAGCTAGCGAACACCGCGCTCCTACAAAGCGATGCCGCAGGGTGCAATCCCCTGGCGAGAGACCCGAGCGTGCGTTCGGTCAACGCAGGATCCCTTATAAGAATCCGATTCGGGTCCGACTCCCGACGCTCGGACGCGGGACGAGTGAGCCAGTGAACACACCATCTCGACAAGATGGCCAATGCTCGGAGCGACACCGAGGTCCCGCACAACGCGCCATGACGGGTCGGTTACCATTTCGATCCTGATAAGATCGGAGACCAGTTTCGACTACTGGATGGCGCACCAACGTGCTAGACGACACCTCATGAAGACGAGGCCGAGCACGACGCCACTTGACCCCGGCGTACTCAAAGCCGCAGAGGCATGGGACGCAATCGCACGCATGCACGGCTATAACGAGATGGCCAAAGAAGCGAAGACGTTAGGCCAGAGAGTCTACTGCCGTATGGCAAGGGATGCCGCGTGCGAGGAGGCGAAGCAGCTCGGCGCGGACATTACGCGCACGGAGGTCGGTGGCGATGCCGTGATGACCATCGACGAGGTAGCGCCGCACATCGTCTTCAAAGCGGACGACATCGAGATGATGCGCGAGGCCGTCCGAGTATTTGACCTCGAGCACCCGAAGCCGTAACCTTTGCCGCGTCATGGAACCTCGAACGCTCGTGCTCACGCCCCAGATGGCGCCCATCCGCATCGCGACGTGGGAGGAGTCGGTCGTCCTCGTCTGGCAGGGCAAGGCTGACGCGCTCGAACTCTACGAGGCGACGGTGTCCTCGCCGAGCGTGACGCTGCAGGTCCCAGCGGTGGTGCGGCTGCACAAGTCGGTGCACATGCACAAAAATGGAGTAAAGTTCTCGCGCGTGAACGTGCTATCTCGCGATGGCCTCCGTTGCTGCTACTGCGGCGAGCGCAAGAAGGCGCGTGAACTGAACTACGACCACGTCATCCCGCGGTCGCGCGGCGGTAAGACGACGTGGACTAATATCGTCACAGCTTGTTTGGCGGACAACCGCCGCAAGGGCAACCGCACGCCGCAGGAGGCCGGGATGCGGATGCACTTCAAGCCGTACGTTCCGACGACGCTGGTGCGTCAGCAACCGCTACTCTTTCTCATCGGCGATGCGCCGGGGCAGTGGGGTCCGTACCTCGGCGAGGCGGCTCAGAGCGCGTAAGATTTCTGGAGCCTAGTGGGCAATGGCGCCCAACCCGGTTCGAACCCGGGACCACGGTGAGGAATCGTGACTGTTCGATCCAGTTAGGCTCCGCAACTTGGAAGACGAATCGGGCAGGGCCCGAGCCGGTTTGCTAAACCGTGCGGCGCGCAAGCGCTGGGGATCAGGACCTCCGTCTTCCGCTATCGCGCGCGTCGTCAGTACCCGAACACGTTGCGCCCTCCAGGCGTGCTGTCGGTTCGGCGATCGAACGTCTCGCGAGTCTGAGGCAGCGCCGCAAGCTTCGCGTCGACGTCGCGCGCCATCTCGACGACGAGATCCGCGATGTCTCGCATGGCTTGCGCGACCTCGTACGTGAACCTCTGGACCTCGGTCCCATCCTGCGTGAAGTACTGGATCCGCTTTGCGATGTCGGCGGCCTTCGCTTCGTATGACAGTCGCACGATGTTCGACGGGTCGATCGGCATGCGGGCGATTCTAGCATCGACGGTCCCACGAGCGAGATTCGAACTCGCACTGTCCTCCTTCTGAGGGAGTCGACTCCTACCAAGTTGGTCTACCGTGGGTCGTGCGCACTAGCGGAGTCGAACCGCTACGGACTTTCGTCCCCACGCTTCTCAGGCGCGGCTGTCTTCCGAATTTCAGCAAGTGCGCGTTCGGGTTGAAGGTGACGATCCTTCGCGCGCTGGATTCAAAGTCCAGTCGTCCCACCGGGGAGAACCCGAGTGCCTGACCTGGGATTCGAACCCAGAGACCCCAACTTTTGAAGGTGGGAGGTTTACCGATTACCGTCAGCCAGGCGTGTCTCGACTCGAACGCTTCTATCGAAGCGCGAGGAGTAACAAGCGTTGGCCTAGGCGAAAGCGGCTCACGGGCTTCAATCTATTCGCGGGCTTGGCTGCGGTCAAGCCGTGGCGTTTGGCAAAATGTGTTCGCACGATGCGAAAGAATCTTGACGGCCTCGGCCGAGTCTGGCTAGGGTGACCATTCCGTCGCGGCCCCCCAGGCCGGGGGCGATCGATGCGCAGGTTCCTCCCCCGGTCCCTCGCATGGTCGATTCCGGCCTAGGGAGTCGCGGCAAGAAGGACCGGGGATACATGGGACGTCGACGAGACGGTGGCGGCTTGCGCGCTTGGGTGGGGGTCCTATGCACGCCATCAATTTGATCCGCCCGCTCGGGTACTATGTTCCGTCCAAAAGACGATCGGGCCAGGCACGTGTGCGTCATGAGCCAGAAGACGATTGCGAGGACTGCGACCGCGCGCGACGCCTAGGAATATGGTCGGTCTGCACATTCGATCCCGATGAGGCATGTCGGATCAGGTACCTGCGCGAACTCGACAAGGCGCCTCCGCGCTGGATGGGGTTGGGCAATCCGAAAGATCCGAAGCCGCTCGCGTACATCGAGTCTCGCGCCTGGCTCGAGTGGAAGCGGTACCATCGACGACCTCACTGCGAGAGCGCAAGGGTCGCCTACGCTATCAGATGCGCAGTCATTGAGCGCGACGGCTACGTGTGCTGGCTTTGCCGAGGGCGCGTTCTACGAAACGACGTTGACCTCGACCACGTGATCCCGCGATCGAAGGGCGGAGCGACCACGCTGGAGAATCTCCGCGTCGCCCATTCGTCCTGCAACCGCAGTCGCAGCAATCGAGACGTCGCCGAGCTGGACCAGTTCAGGGCTCCGAAGCTCGTCGCCAACATCAAGCGCCATCAAGCTCGCGCCACTCAAAAACAGGATGTCTCCCATGCAGACGAATGTAACGTGACTGAAACCGTTACGCAAGGTAATGTGTAACCGTGAATAACTGGGTCCGTTTCCACGCTCAACTACGCCAAGGGGAGAAGCGTGGAATCCCTCGGGCCTGGCGCTTCGTCTACATGGAACTCTCGCACGAGGCCCGCGAACGTGGCGGCTGGATCGCTCTGCCACTCGGGATGGGCGATGTCGACGGTGTCCACGAACTGCTCGGAGGTAAGCGCCAAGAGGTCGCTGACGCGATCAAACTGTTCACGTCCGGCGACGACCCGATGCTGAGCTTCGGTGTAGTCGACGGCAAACGTGCAATCATCGTAAACAACTGGCGAAAGTGGAATCCTCAGAGCGACGACAGCACCGAGCGAGTGAGGAAAAAAAGGCGCGAGGACGAGGCCAAGAAACTGGCGGCAAGTAACGCCGATGTAACGGTTATTGTAACGGAAGAAAAACAGGGTGTAACGCCTCGCGCGCGCGCGCTACTCTCCTCTCCTCTTCTCTCTTCTGCTTCTGAGGGAGAGCCTGAGAGGGAACCGGAGCGCGACTCCGGCACCGTCCCGACGGCTCGCAATGCAATGGCCGATGGCGTGTTCGGGATGGCCGTCGCCAACTGGGCGGATGGGATCAAGTCGGTGACGGGCAAGCCATTCACGCTCCCGAAGGGCGGCAGTGCGGAACTCGCTAAGCTAGTGCAAGCCATGCTCGACCATTGCCCAGACTCGAGCGCCCGCGAGCAGTGGGCCTTCCGTAAGGGCGCCGACTTTGCGAGGACTAACAAGGGCAAGCTGTCGGCCCACTCGTTCGCCGACTGGCTGAACTCGCCCGAGGCCGGCTCGCAGCCTGGCAGCATCGGCGGGCCCGTCGTCGACCGAGTGGCGCGCGCGCAGCAGCGAAGCGAAGACGCGAAGCTCGAAGCCGAGGGCGCGCTGCCGGTGCACATCGGGGCGGCGGGCGTGCTCGAGGCCATCAAGCGAAGGGCAGGAGGGACGGGAGCATGAGCGCCGTCGAATACACCGAGCAAGACCTCGAGCGCGCCCACGTCGTGCGCAGTCTCACGAAAGCTCATGGCACCGCCGATCAGGCCGCCGAAGAGGTCGCGCAGCGGCACGGCGTGAGCGTGCGCGAGATGAAAAGCGCGTCGCGCGAGACGCACCTCGTACGGGCGAGGCTGGAGCTGTATCGCATCTTGCGGGCGCCACCCTTCTCGTGGAGTTACCCGAGTATCGGGAAATTCGTTGGTGGCCGCGATCACACCTCGATTCTTTACGCGCTCATGAGCGACGACAAGAAAGCGCGCAAGCGGCTGCGCGCGACTGGATCTTGACGCTGCGAGTCGTCTCGTGCACGATGCAGCGACTGAGCCTGTAGGAGGGCGAATGATAGACGAATTGCAAGACGGCGGCTTCATTGGACCCGAGCGCAAGCCGTGCCCGTGCGTGTCCGGCTGGATGCCGTGGCTGCCGCCAACTCCTCCGCCCATCGGCGGGCCCGTCCCCGATCGCCGAATCGCGCGCGCCCAGATCAACCAGCGACCCTTGTCGCAAGTGGTCGGTGATGCCGAAAACGTGGTCTGACGTGCCGATCTCGCTCGACGGACTGCTCCGCCTACGGCTGCGACTCTTGCAGCAGCTGACCGAGGTCAACGTGGGCATCGACGCGTTCAAGGTCAAGTGCGCGACTTGTGACGCGATGCTATTGCCCAAGCAGAAGTGCACACGCTGCAGTGAGGCCGAGATGTTCGTCGAGGAGGAAGCGGGATGAGAGGAGAAGGGCCGTCGTCGTGGAGCACGGGCGGTTACTGCGAGGGAATGTTGCTCGTGGTGACCGAATCGAACGCTGGGATGATCTACAGCGACAACGTGCCACGCGGACTCTGCATGGCCGTCTCGCACGGTGGCGACGGCTTCTGGTACTACGCGCCGGTGACGAAGGATGGCAACCGCTACACGGCGCAGCTCGACAAGAAGTTCTGCGGCTACGCCTGGGCGGACAAGAACGCCCGGCAGCCGACGCAGCGGCAGATGTACCTGCTACTCGCGGGCGAGACGGTGGAGCTTGAGCCATGACCTACGGCCTCTACATCTCCGGGCCCGGCATCGTGGGCGAGCTAGTCATGCGCGGACTCGCGCGCGACAGCTGGGAGGTCTACGAGACAGAAACGGATGCGACGATCGTGCGCAACGAGGTCGCGCGGCAGAGGCCCTACCACCACGTAAAGGTGAAGCCGTACACGAAGGGCGACGAGGACCTCGGAGGTTACGCATCGCACCCGGACGGGTACATATGAAAACTGGCGACGAAGTGCGGGACAGGTTTGACAAGACGTGCCCTCCGCTCGTCATCGTTCGTCTCACCGATCGTCCTTCCGTTTCGCCGCCTGGCTACCGCGTATGGCGCGTGCGCGACCCATGCGGTGACGAGTTCGACGCGTCAGAGTACGACCTCACGCTTCTGCGGTCAGTCCCATGAGTCTCGCGACCGTTGCAAAACTCATCGCCCTCGCCGCCGACGATCGCGGTAATCTCAACGAGCGGCAAAACGCGGCGCTCAAGGCTTGCGAGATGATGAAGCGGGAAGGCCTCGTGGTCCACGACCCGGACCCGTGGGACGTGCGCGACAGGCATCACTTCCCGAAGGATCCGCGCGTCGATTGCACGTGCCGAGCGGATGGTGGCACTCGCGGGCCGCAGCACGCGGCGTCGTGCGCCTGGTACGATCACCACTCGCCGAACTACGAGTCGACGTTCCGCGTCAACATCGAGGACATCTTCGGATATCCGAGATACCACTCGCCTCCGCATGACGACTTCGTGGATGCGTCGCGGGCCGCAGCGGCAGGCCAGCGCGAGGCCGAACGGCGCCGGCGAGAGCAAGCGCAGACGGAGAAGTCGCGACTCTGGGACTTGTGGGAGTCGAAACTACGCGACGACGATCCCAAGGTCCAGGCGCAGAAGGCGTACGCGAAGGGGTTCGACGCGATAGACTGGGAGAAGCGATGAGAGCACGACCGACTCTCATGCCATCGACGACACCCGACTTCATGGCGCCTGCCTGGGCGTCCGCATTGCACTGGGCCATCGGGTCCGACCACGTGCGCGCAGATTTCGAGGCGATGACGGGCAAGAAGTGGACGCCACCACGCAACGGTCTTGACCGAATGATCGACGAGGCGACTGGCGCGGATAAGGAGTACATCGAGGCCTTCGTCGCGTGGTTCAATGAGCACGTCTGGGGAGACGTCGAATGAGCGACGCAGCCGACGCCCTCAACTCCCGCCAGCAATGGGTCGACAGCGATACCGCGCAGCTCGACGCGATCCGAAAGTGGGTTTGCTCGTCCTGCGTGCGCCCGCCGTTCATCAAGCTCGGGACGTGGGGCGCGGGCGTGGCGCTGCATCGCTGCCCGATGTGTGGCGCCAGCGTGACGATGGGCGCGATCGTCGTCGACCCGTCGGCGCAGCAGAGGAAACCGAAACCGCCGCGCGTGCACGCCAAGCGAAAGCAGGAAGACACCAAGCCATGACCGCACCGTTCGTCAAGGGATCGGACACGAGCCGCGAGGCCGCGCAGTCGCTGCCGGAGCCGGCGCTCGCGCGGTTGGAGTCGCAGGTCTTTCTCATGATCTGCAAGTGGGGCCCGCACGGCGCGACCGACGACGAGCTTGAACGAGAGACCGGGCTCTCGCACCAGACGGTCAGCGCGCGCCGACGTGGGCTCGTTCAGAAGGGCCGCGTCGTCGATAGCGGGCTTCGCCGCTTGACGCGCAGCGGTCGCAAGGCCACCGTCTGGATCCCGGGGCGCGGCGTCGTCAAAGCGGGCGTGTCGATTGACCGGATGGCGCGACCGTCGAGCGAGGTCCTCCTCGCGGCGGCCGACGCGATCGTCGACGAGCGCAGCCTCTTCTCGAACCCGGCATTGCTCGAGGTCGCGCGGTGGCTGCGTCACATCGCGCGATGAGTGTCGACCTTACGATCCGGGACGACGGGCTCAACGTGCCGCCGCCGATCTGCGACGTGTGCCAGAAGCCCGTCGACAAGATCGTGTCGATGCGCGACGGCTTCCGCGAGGTCGTCTCGTTTCGAGTCTTCTGCCACGGCGAGCAAGAGACGGTGCGGCTCGATCTGATGGATCTCCATGACGCGACGGGGCCGATTTACTTCGGCCGGGCGTTCGTCCAGCGAGAGAAGCAGCTCGGCCCGTGACGGTCGCCTGGGTCGTTGTCATCGAGTGCCTCAAGACGGGCGCTCGCAGCACGCACCGTGGGACCGAGGAGCAGTGCCGCCACATCGCGGCGCACGGCCGAAGCGACTTCAAGGTCTACGATGGCCCGCGCCTCGAGACCGACATGAGCGAGGACAACCGGCGCTTGATCGCGGCGGAGCACGAACCCGAGCCAAGGCCGCGGAAGGTACGCAAGCCGAAGGCGGACCAGGGTTCGCTGTTCTAGATCCAGAAGACGCCGAACTCGGGCGGCTTGCACGACCAGACGATGATCTCGCTGATGCGCGCGCAGAGGACCTCGTTCAGGTCGAAGATGGTCGATGGGGCGAGCATCACGGTGCAGGTAGTTCGAAGAGTCCGAGCGCGCCCTTGCACGGGACGAACGGGAGCGGCTCAACGTCGGCGAGAACCCATCCGTACTGATCCCCCATGCGCCAGCGCATATCGACGCCAATGCGAGCCCAGTGTTGCTCGACGTCGTCAGGCCATAGAGCGCCGGTGGCAAAGTTGCGAGGCGGCAGTACGTCCACAATGGTCGCTCGCCCGACGATGCCGCCGCGCTGCACATCGGAGAGAATCGGAACGTGTTCGACGACACCAGCGTCGAGCATCCAATGCGCTGCGTCGGCGTACTCACCGTGGGTGCATCCCTTGGCGGCATGCAGCAAAATAGGTCCGCGATACTTCGTGCTCCACACACGGTTTTCGATGCGCTTGCCGGCGTGCAAGATGGCCCACCACCACGGCTGACGGCCCGAGAGCGCTTTCACTTCCCACCGTCGAGAAAAGGATCGGTGACTCGATCCCGTTCGGGTTCGCGTCCAAGCGCGATGCGAACAGACGAGAGCGCGTTGCGGCCGGCCGGCGTAATCCAGACCTTGCGTATCTTGTGCGGGTTGTCGCCGTAGACCTTCGTCACGCGTACCTGGACCCAGCCGAGTTGCGCAAGGGCGCGCGCAGACCTGTTCGAGATGGCGAGGCCGCGCTCGAGGCGAGCAAGCTCGGAGACTTGATGTTCGGTAACGGATTGACGGGTACTCATCTTCTCCCCGGTGGCTTGAGTGGTCGATGCGCGAGCGCGGGCGGGTCCGGCACTTCTCGCCCACGAGGGTACGCGCTCGCTGGCAGCGGCGTCTCCTCGGGCTTCTCGTAGCGCACGCCGTCGATCATCGCTTGGACGAAAGCGCGCTGGGCCGGAGTGAGCGGCTTGCGTTCGAGCTTGACGCTCATGTCGTCGATGATCTCGAGCTGCGCGTCGCTGAGACGTCCGCACGACTCGGCCTCTTCGAGTAGCTCGAGGTCGGTCATCGTTTCCGCGCCTTCCACGCCTTCTTGACCGCTGCGACGGCCTGCTGCTTCGTGCGGTATCGGTCATGCTCCTCGTCGAGTTCGTGATCATCCCAGTACACCGCCCACGGCTTCTTACCCACGTAGCAGCTCTCCACGTAGCCGACGTATGTCTTGCCGTCCCACACCTCCCAGAGCACGGGGACGGTTCTCATTCGCCGCACTCGCGCTTGAGGACTTCGATGGCGGACTCGAGACCGCTCTTCCTGCCGTCGAAGAACGAGACGTCGCCATCCGTGCGAGCGGCGGAAGCGAACGTGCGGAGTCTTCGCAGCGCCCGCTCGACGCCCTCCGACCGGACGACCTTCTGCTTGACGATCGGCCCGAGCTTGGGCGCGACGAGGAGCACTCCGCCCTTCGCGCAGTCTCGGCACACGCACGCGCCCTTGAGGCCGTTGGGTGTGAGCAGCATCGCGATCGTTGTCTTGCGGACCTGCTTCTGGCAACCCTTGCACTTGGTCATGGTGTCAACTCCTTCGTTGGCTCTGCCAGCTGCATCGGTGGTGGTGTCCCGATGAAAACACAATCGATCCAGATGCGGTACGAATGCTCGTACTCTCCCGAGGCGCGGCCCTTCGCGGCGTCGCAAATAAGCTGAGCCTCTTCGTAGTCGACGCCGTCGCGCAGCGTGAGCTTGGAGCCATCGTAGTGCTTGTAGACGTAGACCGAGAAACGCAAGTCAGTGAGGCGGGTCGGAACGTCGAACGCCGTGCGCAGGCCTCCGGCACTCACGTTGGCGCAGCGCGCGGCCTCCTCCTCGGAGTCGAAGCGAGCGATCCGTCCGATGTGTCCACGGTCGGGGAATCCCATCGACACGCCGCCCGTATGCATGTAGCGCGGGTCGACGAGGTGTGAGACGGGGCCGCAACACTTCCCCTCGTGCCAGCGGACGACGCACCATGCGCCAGGCTCGCGCGCCTCTGTCGAGAGCGAGCGCAAGTCGTCGAAGAGGTCGAGGTCGGTCATCGGCTGTTACTCCAAGGCCAGAAGGTCTTGCCGAAGACCGCCTCGAGCGCGGCCTCGGTGACGTAAACGCGGCACTTCGAGCGGGCATATTCCGAGCCTTCGGTATCGACCGTGTCGGCGTAGCTGCAGGCAGCCAAGTACACGGGCTCCCAGTCGACGTCGAGAAAACTTGTCGGCTCCGGGCGCTTCGGCTTGCCAGCTTCCTCGCGGCGCTTCAACTCGGCTTCGAGGTCCCGTGAGGGCAAGTCTTTGAGATTCATGGTCGTCTCCAATCTCCGACGATGACCGGCTCGTTCGTTTTGCGCAGCTCGGCGGCCAGTTCTTCGCCGCGTGCGTCGTCGGTCGCCAGACGCGACACGAACGCATAGACGGGAATGCCGGAGGCCGTATGTCCTTCCCATACGCGGGCAGGCGTGCCGCTGACGTGGACGATTCGGGCAGTGCTATCGAGTGTGATTTTCATGGGAGCACGCGTATCCTTTCGCAGTGACCGAGGTCCGACGTTATCGTGTCCGCCACACAAAGCTCGTGCGCAGGACACTCCGGCGAATGGCTGCATCTCCAGCCCTCCGCGTCGCTTGTAGCAGAGAGAAGCGCGAGGGCGAACGCGATGAGGAGTAGCAGCGCGGTTCTCATCGCGTCTGACTCCAGGCGAGCGCCGCCGATTCGATCAGTGCGTCGATGTCGTCGCGCAAGCTGCCGAGAGCGGCGCGCGCGATGGGAAGCGGATAGAGCGCAATCGTTTCGTCGATGAGTGCGCGGACCTCTTCGAGGACGGCGATGCGTTCCTGGGTGGGGCCGGTCATAGCGCTAGCGCCCTCTCGATTGCTTCCGATGGAACGCGGCGGTGTGCCTTGGCCTTCCCGCCGACGCTGGCGATCGCGACACCAGAGCGGCGCAGTCTTGCGACCAGCCATTCCGCCGAGCGCCAACGCGCCCGCGCGGCGCCTTCGATCGTCTCGGTCGCGTGCCACTTCGCGAGCGCCTCGTCGACCTCGAACGGATCGACGCAGTGGAAGCGCCTGGGCGCCTTGGTGGGTCGCGACAGTGTGCGGCTCACCGGGACGGCCGCCCATGCGAGGATGCGCCGGAGCTGGCCCGCGGAATAGCCGGTTCGCTTCGCCGCAGCCGACAGATACTCGTAGCCTGGCGGTACCCCGAGCGGAAGCCCGAGATGCTGCGCGCGCCAGTATGTCGTTGCCTTCGAGCGCCGGAGCTTGCCGGCGATCCACTCGAGCGTCGATCCGCCTTCCCAGTGCGCACGGAGTAGCGCGTCGTCCTTCGCGGTCCATCGTCGATGGCTCTGCACTCCGAGGCGTGCTGCGCGCTTGGCGACCGAGGAAAACGTGCGCCCGAGCTTCACCGCCACCGTCGACGCGCCGAGACGGCAGTAGTCGCGGCGCAAAAGAGCGTCCTCTGCTAAAGACCATGCCCGAGCGGTCATGGTGTGCCAGAGGCAAAGTCGAAGCGCGTCATGAGCGCGTCATTGGCTACCTCTACAGACTTCGGGTCTAGGTCAAAACCAACGCACCTTCGGCCGCACGACTTCGCAGCACAGAGTGTCGAGCCGCTACCAGCGGTTGGGTCGAGCACAAGTGCCCCGGGATCGGTGAATGACCGGATGAACCACTCGATTAGCTGCTCCGGCTTCTGAGTGGCGTGTCGTCTCCCAACGTCATGTAGTTCGACCATGTCCATTTCAAGAACGGTGGTTGGATGACGCTCGGTCGAGTCGTAAATCTCTGTCTTGATAACAGCACCGTACGTCGATGAGCCGGGCCGCTCTGCTAGCTTCGATGGTGTCACCCTTACGCGGTCGTGGCCCTGCGTCTTTTGTGGATAGTACGGTGGCGTCTCGCGCCAGAACAGCAGCACATTTTCATGGATGCGGAGCGGGCGTTTAGCCGCGTTTAGAAATCCGGTCGCCATGTTCTTCTTCCAAATCATCTCGTATCGGAACTGCTTACGGTTGCTGACGATCAGGTCGGACGCGAAAGGCTGGACGGCTGTGAAGATCATGGCTGCATCTCTTGCGCAGACACGCCAGAGTGCAGGCCAGAGACGTTCCATGTCGAGAGGCTTGTCCCAAGCGTTCGCGGTCACGCCATACGGCAGATCCGCAAACACCATGTCGACCGAACCATCGTCGACCTCATGGAGCCGCTCGAGGCAATCGCCTAGATGGACGCGGCCTAGTTCGATCACGGGGCCACGTCCCCGTTCCGAACAACCTCTCGCCCAACGTCGGTCAACCCGTACCGCGTCCAGCCGTGGCCCACGTCCTCGCGGTACATGAGGCCGATGGCGATAAGCTGCTCGACCTCGGTGGGAGCAGCCTGCTCGGTCGGGCGCTCGATTGGCCAGTGGAGCAGCAGCGTGTGGCGTAGCTTGACGGTGTCGACGGCGGGCATCTTAGTCGTTCTCCGCGATCGGGCCGCAGGCGCAGTGCGAAGCCTTCATGGCTCCGCACCAGGAGCACCACGGTGTGGGGTCGTAGTCCGGGTCGCGCTCGGGGTGGTCTTCCTTGTATTCGGCAAACAGCGCATCTACGTCGCTGTCGTCCAGCTCCCGTACTAGGTGGCCGTTCGCGATGGCCCAGTCGCGAAAGTGTTCCGCGTCCGCGTCGTTGTTGAACCGCAGGGGACCGAGGATAACGCTCATCGGCTTGCCTCCGCGTCCTGAAGCTTTGATTCGAGGTTGGCCAATGCGTTGAGCACGGCGCGCGCCTGCTCCGCCGACAACGGGATCGGCGTTCCGTCGCGCGTGCATCGGAGTCGATCGATGGCGCCGGTCAGTGTGGCCGCATCGACAGGAAACAGTCTGGCGGCCATTGCTGCCACGCTCACGTCGCCCTCGGCGCGATGCTGGACGCGAGCCGCAGAGCCCCGCGGCAGATGCGCTCGACGCTGTCCTCGACCGAGCGAGACGCGATGTGGTCGAGAAGGATGCGCGCTTCGGCCGCAATGACGGCGTGACATTCGGAGCACCGCGGCCGGCAGTCGGCGCTGAGCACGGTGGCCGGCTCGTCGCAGTCGCGGCACGTGGCCTCGACCTGGCCCGTGCCGTCGCAGGTCCCGCAGTCGTGGGACGTCCAGGTGTCTACGGTGTGCTGGGTGCCGACTTGGCCGCAGCCGTCGCATCGTGAGCAATCTACGAGAATCCGATTCGTGGTCATGGTCGAGCCCTCCTACAGGCGCTTAGGCGAGAATGTTGCGGATGCCGTGTGCTCGCGAAAGCGAGCGGGTGAGTTGTCCTCCGAGGTCGCCGGACGTGTCCGGGCGCGCAGCGCGGGCGAGGTCGCAGGCTTCGATCCACGTAGCGGCCATGCCGAGTTTGAGGAAGCGGCGGGCCATGCGGCGCTGGACGGCGGTGAGTGTCACGAGGCCACCTGAGCGCCGTCGAACGTGATGCTGTACGCAACCGGCGTTCCGGGCACGCATGATTCGACGTTCACGAGGCAAGCCGTCCGCATCCTCAGTACGCGCTTGATGTCTGCGTCGGTCGTCGCGAGCGCAAGGCCCTCTTCGTCATTCATGGCAGCCTGGAGCAGGCGAAGGCAATCCGCATCGAGGCGGAGCCGGCTCTTGACCTCAGTGCGGCTCGGGATGTGGACGCCACGGCCCGCGTTCTTGCCGTTGAGGTAGCTCACGACGCCACCTGAGCGCGCGGCGGGCGAACCGTCTCGGTCATGGTCGAGTACATGATCCAGCGGGCCGCGGTGTCGACGGTCTGCGAGACCGCGAAGGCGCGGAAGTGCGCGATTGAAACGGGCGCGGTGGGGGCGGGCGGGGGAAGCATCGTTGCGTTCATAAGTAGTAGTATGGGGCCTTTTGATAGAGTGTGCAATCAAAAAAGCACGTAGCCACGAAAATAGTTTCAGGCCCTCTTTGCCGCCCTGGCGCGGGGTACCGCGTCCGCGATGGCCTTGTGAGAGCCGATGTAGTGGTAGATGGTGCGCCGGGAGACCTCGAGGTCTTTGGCCGCTGCGCTGAGGTCGCCATAGCAGGCCATGATGGCGTCCACGACGATGGCGATCGCCTCCTTGGGCTCGGTCATGAAGCGGAGTTTGAGGCGACGGCTGCGCTCTGAGGAGAAGTGGCCGCCGAGGACGTGCTTGGGTGTGGTCATCGCATTGGCTCCTGGGTCATCTCGCCGTAGACGTTCGGGAAGTCGCGGACGCGCAGGTCGTCCGGCCACTCGCTCGGCTCGCCTCCGTGGCCATCACGTATAGACGCCATTGGCGAACCGTCAAAGTAGATTGGCCGAGCGCCGAGTTGCTTCACGAACACGCGAGAGGTCGCCGCCGCGGGCTCGCGTGAAGCGGCCAGGAGGTCGCGCGCCCAGTCGATGCGGAACGGCCGAGCCTTGTGCCCACTCTCTCCGCCCACGATGACCCAGTCGAGCCCGCGCTCCCATGTGCCGCCAGCGCCGGCGATCTCAGGGTGCGGGTGCTGCAAGCGGCGATCGTCCGTCGTGCGCAGTGTCCACTTGAGATACGGCAAAAAGTCGACGGGGCCGAGCGCGGGCTCGTAGCTCACGAACCGGACCGCGGCGGGCGACGCAAGGAGCGGCGGGATTCGCTCGTCGGCGTACTGCTGACTCTCGACGCTCACGCCGAGCCAAACGTTCGGGAGTGGCCAAGGCATCTCAAAGCGCACCTTGTCGTGCCAGGCATCGCCGTCTTGCATCATCTGTCCGGCGAGCACACCTAGCCGCTCGCGCATCTCCGTGCGGCCAGCCGCCATGTAGCGAGCGAGCCTAGCGGCGCGTTTGGTGAGAATTTGGAAGGTGTGACCGTAGTTGCGGTCGTGCATCGCGCACACGGCCATGACGGCGAACACGCGATCGATATCGTGGTCCGCGAGACCTTCGTGGAATAGATCGCTCATACTATTGACGAAGATGCGGCGACCGCGACGCCAGCGGATAGGATCTAGCAGATGCGACGGCACGAGTGCGACCTTACGCGTCCAGCGCGGACCGTGCGCCGTGTGCTCCGCGAAACCGTAGTACGGGAGCCCCGGCCTCGAGAACCTAGCGGCCTGCGACTCGGCGTAGCACGACTCGCAGCCAGGCGAGACACGTGAGCACCCGCGGATGGGATTCCAGCTCGCCTCGGTCCACTGGATGTCGGACTTGGCGCCCATCTAGGACACCGCTTCCCAGCGAACATCCGCCAGCCTGACCACGTACGGCGCACCGTTGCCAGCGGGCGAGTAGTCGGGAAAGCACGCGACGCAACCAGGCTCGGGCGCGTAGAGCCCATGCGTGCGACCGTTCGCGAGAAGCCGCGCGGCGACATCCAGCTGCGCGATGGTCGAAAGAAAGCCGCCAGCGCCGCTCACGGGGCCGGTCACGCTGCCGGAGCCGTCGAGGAATGTGAAGCGAACGCGTAGCGCGCCCTCACGATGACGCGGGCAGGCGCCTCCGCCCGTGCGCCAGAGGCACCGCCCATGCGGGCAGAAGTCCTCCGGGTGCGCTTCCTTCGAGCGAGCCACAGAAGCGGCGACCGATGATCGGGAAGTCATCGCGGCCGCTCGTCGGCAATCTCGGCCGCTACGCCGCGGTCGTACTCTTCGAGACCGGCTTCCGCGTCCGAGAGTGGTGGCCCACCCGCGAGCATCCACCCGCGCTCGGGCGTCCAATCCCACGGGCTGTCGAGAAACGAGCGAATGCTGTCCGCATCGAGGTCGAGCAAGTCGTGATCGACGAGGTAGCTGAAAAGCTTTGCTAGTTCCGTGTGGTCGGTCCACCACTGGGATAGCTGGTCTGTCGTGCTCATGGTCGCACCTCTCCGTAGTAGATGAACTCGCCGTCCGACTTGTACTCTTTGACGCTGCCAGAAACCGTGTCACGGACGCGGTAACGGCCGGGCGCGTCCGATATGGCAAGACCGCGAGCACACGCGGAGGCGTCGCCAGCCGCGTCGTAGCCGCCGACGTACGCCCACGTGGCGACCGCGGGCGGAGACTTGGTAGCTGAGCCGACGAGGGCCTCGATGTGGAAGCGGACGGCCTTCGCGGGGCGAAGCGTCCAGGCGGCCGAGTCCACGTCGATGGGAATAGTATCGCTCATCAGTCCCTCCACTCCGTATTGTTCTTGAAGATGTACTCCGGGTCGTAGTCGTGATTGAGGCGATCGAAGTCGTAGAGCGACAGGCGGTGATTGCGGCCCTCGTGGTCGTCTTCGGCAATCGTGACCGTCTCCGCGCCGATGGCCACGATAGGGCCGGTGAAGATGAGATTGTAGGTATGGTAGACGGCGCGGTCGCCGAGCTTGAACGACTGCGCGAAGAGGCGCGAGCGCTTCGTAACCTTGCCGTCGACGTAATCGTGGCTCGTCTCGATGCCGTGGAGCAGGATGCTCTCGCCGGGAACGATGACGGCGTGGTGGCCTTCCGAGACGCGGCCCTCGTGCTTGTGGCCGAAGCGCGTCCAGTCGCGGGACTTGATGACGTCGACCGCGATGGGAGCAGAAGCCTTACGAGCGCGCTTGGCGCGGGCCGGCTGGGCGGTATCGTTCGCGGGCATCGTCTCGGCGGTGTTGGCTGCGCTGTTCATGAAGATACTATGCGCCCAGGCTTGCTCGTGTGCAATCGAAAAAGCACACCGCTCGGTCGATTTCTTCCCGGCCCTTTCGCCCTTGACAATCCGCCCAAACTAGGGCCAAGTTTGCGGGCTACGCTGGAGGGCGTCCGATGGCATACACCAAAGAGCAGCTTGCGGAGATACTAGTCAAGCACGCCGCATGGCGCCGAGGCGAACACGATGGCGCCCGCGCGAACTTGGCCGACGCGAACTTGGCCGGCGCGTACTTGGCCGACGCGGACTTGGCCGGCGCGTACTTGGCCGACGCGAACTTGGCCCGCGCGGACTTGGCCGGCGCTCGGAACGTCCCAGCTTCACTGAAAGACCACGTCGATCCGACCACGCCATACGTGCGCAAGTCGACGCCGGACACGCGGCAGGCGC